GAGGGTTGTGAACAAATTCATCATGCTCCGCAATCCGTGGTTCCTGGCCCAGAGTATGCGCCAGGGCTGTAGCGAATGTCAAGCCGAGCGCACAACTTTTTTGGGAATTGTCTGATTAGCGCGGGATTATCTAGGGGGTTAGAACTCGCGACCGCCCTGCTGATTTCCGTTCAGGGGCAGGGCACCCTGGGGCTCGGGGGCGGGCTTCCGGTGCGGGTGCACGAACCGATCCTCGGGCCCGCCGCCGGGACAGCCGTTGTTCTGGCTGTGCTCGCTCCAGGGCTGGCCACACGCCGCGCAGGCGGGATCCTCGGTGCTCGGGCCCGGGTCGGGCTGCTGCGCCTCCTGGGGCGCCCTGGGGGCGTCCTGCGGCGGTTCCTGCTCGGTTGCCGGCGGTTGGGGGTCCGGCGCCTGTGCGGCCTCCTGCGGCCGGCTGACGGTCGTCTGGGCAGCCCCCCCGCGCTTGGCCGCCTGTGCCGCCATCGTCTCCTCGGTCGCGGCGTCGATCGGGGGCAGCACCTCGGCCTCGCGCACCAGGGCGTAGTCCTTCCACTTGGCCTCGCCGCCCTTGATCGCCTCGTAGATGGCCCGCAGCTCCTGGAAGTCGGTGTCCTCGTGGTCCACGGGGTGCGCCAGGTACGCCTCGAGCTGGGTGCGCGACACGCCGATCGCGGCGAACGCCCGGGTCACCCGCTGCGCCGATCCGGCCCGGTCCTGCCGGTCGCGGTTGTGCAGCGTCTCCTGCGCGGTTTCGATCGCCTCGTCCACGACGTCCACCGGGATCAGGCGCAGCCCCTCGTTGCGCAAAACCTTGGAGATCACCGCCGCCTCCTTGGTCGCCATCTCCTCCTCGGTCGCCAACACCACGTACACCTGCTCGTTGTAGCTGTTGGTGCGGACCGACACGACATCCCGCCCCTTGCGGCTCTTGCGCTCCACGGTCTTGTGGATCGTCGACTGCTTGCCGAACGCCACGTTGGTTTCCAGGTCGGTACAGGTCACCTGGATGCGGCGCATGGTGTCGTCCTCGTAGATGGTGGTGACGTCGGTGCGCACGTTGCACCACTCGCGCAGGGCGAGCTCGGCGAACCGGATGGACGGTCCGCGCACGCTCCCCCCGCCGATCGGCTTGGAGTACTCCACGCGCTCGGCGAACGCCGGCCGGGTGCAGGCCTCCAGGATCCGCGCCCGGGATCGCTTGTAGTCCCGCGGGTTGCGCTGGGCCATCCCGTAGGCCGCCACCACCATCGCCCGGGCCGTCTCGGCGGCTGCGATGGCCCCCGGGCTGATCTCCGCGCCGCTCACCGCGAGATTGGTCCCCTAGCGCTCGGGCACGATCGCCTTGCTTTCTCCCTCCATGGTCGTTTCCTCCTGTTGGGCTAGACCCCCTTCGGGGGGTAGTGTCTGAACATGGCGAACGGGTCGCCCCGCTCCTCGTACCTGCCGAGGTCGAGGTCCGGGTGCTCCGCTGCCAGCAGTTTCTTGTTGAACCGTGTGCGGCCGTCCTGCCAGGCGTGGATCACCTTGTGCCCGGCGCAGGCGATTTTTTCCAGCGACGCCCCGGCCATCATCGCCTTGAGGTTGGCCCGTGCCTCCTCGTGGTCGGCCTTCGCCGCGTCCAGCGCCTGCTTGGTGGTCAGCAGCGCGCCCACCGCCTCCTCCCACTCGGGCCCTTCCACGGTCACGTACTCGCTGGGCACCTTGAGCCGGCGCGTCTCGGACCCCGCCGCCGCGGTCGGCGGCAGGCGCCCCTCCACAACCCGCTTCCACCAGTCCTCGACGTTGGCCGTCAGCGTGGCGATCCGGGCGTCGTCCCGCTCCACCTCGAGGATGTGGTCCCGCACGCTCACGATGTCGTAGAGCACGAACCGGCACCCGGGGGCGTCCGGGCAGCACGCGAGCTGCGCCTGGATCTGCCAGTCGTAGATGTCGGGGATCCCCTTGTCGAGGTACTCGGCCAGCTTGTGTGGGCGCGGCGCCTTGGCCTCGGCCAGCCACCCGTCGTGGCACATGCCGTCCAGGGTCGCCCGCAGGTGCGGGGCGTCCGGTGCGGTGAAGCAGAACCGCCCGATGTCGTCGGCGGTGGCCGCCCGGTCGATGGCGATCCCGGTGGCCTCGGCGGCGAGCGCCAGGGCGAGAGCCTCGTATGCGTGGCCCCGGCGGAAGTCCGCCACGTCGTCGTCGGTCGGCTCCGACTTCCCGATCTTGTCCAGGTACAGCGTCAGCTCGTTCCTGCCGAACGCCTGCGCCCCCATGATGATCCCGGCCTCGCTGGCCCCCACGCCGCCCCGGCGCTCGGCCAGCCACTTCTGGTGTTGTAGGTCGTCCATGCTACCTCCTTCGGCGGTACTCTACCCCCGGCGCGCGAGGGTGGCAAGGTTGTCAGGCCAGATTACCAGTCGCGTGTGACAGGATCGGTCGCAGGGGGGGGATCGGGAGCGGGGGCGCGTTCGGCGGGGGGCGGATCGATCACCGCTGGCGCGGGATCGGGGACCGGGGGATCGGCGCGCGTCACCGGGCGCACCTCGATCGCGTCACCATCGGCCGGGGGCAGTGTCCGCCCCTCCTCCCGCTGGATCTGCGCCTCTACCATCTCCCGCAACTTGGCGGGGTCGTTCTCCACCAGGTGCCCCCATATCCGAAGCACCGTGTCGCTGACCCCGTGCTCGATGTGGATATGCTGCTCCTTGGGCGCCTCGGTGCCCTGGATGCGCGCCAGCACCTGCTCGAGGTTGGGCACCGCCGACCACTTGCCCGCCTTGCGCGCGTCGTGGATCTCGCCCCTGATGCGCGTCTCGGCCTCGATGGTGGCGTAGGGGCGTCGCTTGGCGTGCTCCTCGGCCAGTCGCGCGTAGGCCGCCTGGATGGCCACGTGGACGGCATTGCGGGTCATGCCGAACTTGTCGGCCATCACCGCGTAGATCTCCTCGTGGGTCGGGGCGGTCACCAGCAGCCGCTCGAGCGCCAGACGGCGTGCGGTGCGCTCGGCGGGGGGCACGTACCGCCGCGGCGGATCCGGGCGCTGCTGCTCGGCGGGCAGGTTGGGGCCGGCGTCGGCGTGTAGCAGTTCCTCGCGTTCGGCGTCGTCAATCATGTTTCGATCCTACCACGGGCACGCGCCGCAGTTCCACCCGCGCCTCCAACTGGCCGGCGTCGTTCTGCCTGGTGTTGATCCGCAGGTGCAGGTCGGGGCGCAGTTGGATCCGAGTCCACGGATCCTCCTCGGTGCTCATCGCCGGCACCGTGGGCTCGTCGACACGCCGGTCCGTGATCGTCGGTCGCGCCCACAGGGGCACCACCGTCCACCCCAGGGGGAGCGTGTCGAAGTACTCCTCCGGGCCGTCCTGGGGGAACATCGGCCAGGGGCATGGCGTCGGATCGCTCTCAGCGGCCCCCTGCGCCACGTCAGGCGGCGCCGAGGGCTCCGTGCCCTCGGATGCCTGTTTCCGTGCTTCGACCTCTTTCTGGTGCCTCTGGCGCACCCGGCGGCGCATCTTGGTCCGTGCGACCTTCGCAGCCTCACCTGATGGCTTGCCGACAACCTCAGCCAGGAACGCCGGCTGCTCCTCCACGGGAAACCGCAGGGCCTGGGCCAGCCGCGTCACACCCATCTCCTCCACCTGCTCCCGGGTGAACTGCTCGGTGACGCGGATCCAGCGCCGGGCCGCCGCGCGCCGCAATCCGATCTCCTCCTCCACGAAGTCGTAGAAGGATCGGAACCGGTGCAACCCGTACTGATCCAGGCGCAGACGCCACAGCCCGCGCTCCTGGATGTCCCGCAGCGCGAGCCCCATGTCGTAGGTCGAGACGCCCACCTGGGCGTCCATGCGCGCCACCCGTGCCACCGCCTCGTCCAGGTCGGCAACCGTGGCCCCCGGCTGCGGGAGCGGTTGCCCGTCGGCCGCCGTCAGGGCTTCATCCTTGGGCGGCGCCACCGCCTGGCCCGGCTCGCCGCAGTACGGACACTCGGGCAGGCGCGCGTCCGAGTCGCCCCCGCACTCGGAGCAGTTGGCCAAAACGATCGGCGGGTCGGTCTGCCGCCACAGGGACTGCAGCCGCGCCACGAGGGCCTCCGGGGATCCATTGGTGGGCAGTCGGTAGTAGACCAGGTAGGTCGCTACCAGATCGCGCTGGACCATCCCCATGTCGGGGCGCTTCATCCCCGGATCATCCCGTCGATCGCCGGCTGCAGGACGTGCCCGCGCGCGGCCAGCCGCTTGACCCACCGCCGCACGGTGTTGGGATCCACGTCGTACGCCGCCGCCACCGCAGCGCGATCGCCCCGGTGCTTGCGGAACGTTTTCAGCAGCTCGGCGAAGGCCCCGGCTGGGTCCGCCTGGATGGTGGTGCTCATGACGATCGGTCGGTAGCTCATTCGATTACCTCCTGCGGTGTCGGTGTCGTTCTTGCCGCACCCGGTTGACCAGCGGCCAGAGGTGCCAGGCGCGGATCCAGTCGAACACGGTATCTCGACGCACGCCAAGTTCGTGCGCCACGCGCACGATGACCCCGTGGTTTGCGATCAGCACGTCGGCCAGCACGTCCCGTGTCACCCCCCAGCGTTCTCCCATCTTGTACACGGGTCGATTATCGCCCGGGGAGTCGCGGTGTCAAGGTTGTCGGTGTGGAAGGGGGGAGGATCGATCAGTTGGAGCAGTCGACGTTGGCGCAGGGTTCCACCCCGCGTTTCAGGCGCTCCCGGTTGCGGCGCAGCAGGCGTTCGTACTCGCGCTCCCGGCGCTGCCGGTTGGGGATCGATTCGGTCACCCGGCGCGCCTCCTGGCTGGCGAACTGGTCGTGCTGCACGGACTGAATCTCGCCCACCGTCTTGGCCAACTTGAGGCCCTGCACCTCCACCGCCTTGATCGTCTCGGCCTGCTTGTCGACCTTCTGCTCGATCTTGGCATCGCGGTCGATGCTGGCCTGGGTGGCGGCCTTCTCGCAGCCGTCCACGTAGCCCTTGGTCGCCAGTTGGAATCCCCCGGCGGTCCCGCCTCCGATGACGAGCGCCCCAAGCAGAGGAAGCACGAGTTTCCAGGGGACCGTCACGCCGCCCCCGGTGATGGTGGCGGCTGCGGCGTCGGTGTCCGTTGCGTGCGTTCCAGTCGGTTCGGCTGCGGGCGAAGCGGTAGGGTCCGGCATGGGGGCACCTCCTTAGAGGCTAGTTTACCGCTTTCGGCCCCTCGGCGCTATCCCCGGGATCCAGGAGCTCGAACGCCTGGCCCACCACCAGCGGCGAGGGGAAGGTCTTGGCGATCATGGTCTTGATCAGATCCACGTCCTTGGCCTCGATGGCGACGGTGCCTTCCGCCTGGTAGACCTGCTGCATCAGCATGTAGCGGCGCACCTTCTCCTTGCCGTTGGGGTCAGGCGCGCGGTTCTGGTTGGGCTGGTCCATGTACCCCAGCCCGGTCAGGATCACGTCCCGCAGCGTCAGCGCCGCCGGCTCCATCTCCCAGATCGGATCTCCGGCGTCGTCCATCAACTGCGCTCCGTCAGCGCAGCAGCGCGGGATCTTCTCCCCGTCGGCGTCCCGCTTGGGCTCCATCTCGTTTGAGCGGAGCGGGTTGCCTTTCAAGTCCTTCAACACGGCGGTCACGTCGATCAGCATCTTGGGCCTCCTTCGCTTGATTTTGCGTCGACTCATGCTCCGGACTATGGCCCCGGGAACGGCGGGTGTCAAGGTTGGCGCGTGGGCTAGGCGTAGGTGGCGGTCGAGTAGTGGTAATCGAACATCACGTAGCGGCTGGCCCCAATCCGGTTCTTGACCGCCACCGTGTTGCTGCCCGCGTCGTAGATGCAGTAGTAGGTGTCCGTGTCGGCATCGTCCACGTTGGCCGAATTGGCGATCAGGGTCACCGTCCCATCGGCCGCCCACGCCACCTGGGCGTAGCTGCCGTCGTTGTGGAAGTAGAACGTGCCCCAGCCGTACGAGTCCGCCGGCAGGGTAAAACTCGCGTCGTCGGCGAGCAGCACCGGGGCCTCGTGGTTGGTGACGTGGCTGCCGCTGCCGATCCCGCTGTAGGCGTCGGTCTGGTTGTGGGTGAACGAGCGCCACTCGGTTGCACTCTGGTTTGCGCTCTGGATGAACACGGTCGGGTCGGTTTCCAGGGCGTGCGCGAAGTCGTATCCCATGTCCGCCTTCTGGCAGACGATGAGCGCATTGGAATCCGTGCTGACGCCGAACAGCCAGGAGTCGGGTGTCTGCGTCGTGTCGTACTGGATCGCCGCGTTCGAGTCATCGCCGAACGCCCAGTTCATGTCGTCCTTGACCACCCCGCCGTAGTACGACGTGACCACCCCTGCGGAACTGATCGCCAGTACACTCTTGTTCCGCATGCCGCGCGCGTCGGTTCCATATTGGACATGGAGCGAACCGTCTCCGCTGCCGTCCCCGTTGGTCTGCCGTCCGATGGCCCACTTGTTCTCGAACACCGTGCCGTCGACTTGCGCGAAACTGATCGCGCTGCCCCACGTCCCGGCGTCGGTGGACACGATCGTCACGCCGGCGTCGTCGCCGACCGCGGCGATCTGCGCGCTCGCGTCCGTGTCGTCCCAGCCGGTGCCGAGGTCCGCGGTTTGAACGTGTAGTTCGGTGAGCGGCGACGTGATGCCGAGCCCGGCCTTGCCTGCTTCATCGAGCGTGAAAACGATCGGGATGTCGTCATCGGCGATCGCCGTGTCCTTGGTGGCGAAGTGCAGCTTGCCTTGCGACTCGCCGCCAACTCGTTCGTGAATGATCGCCGCGCCGACGTTGCTCGTGTCGGTGCTGTTCCCGAACCCGATGCCGACGGCGTGATTGTTGTCGTTCGCGTATCGGGTGACCACGAAACCCAGCTCGGAGACGTCGACGTCGGTTCCGCTCAACGCGTTCTCGTCCTGCATCGTATGGAAGTCGAACTCAGGTGCCGTCATCCGCCCGCCGATGCGTGTGACCGTCCCGCCTGTTTCCTGTATCAGCGTCAGCGTATGACGTGCTGCCCCGTCTGCGGTGACTACACCAAAATCGACGTGCGCCTGATCGCTTATCCGCCTGCCTGCCTTAATCTCGAGCCCTCGGTCGTTAGCGGTTCCGAATCGTGCCATCACGCCAGAGTCGTCGGCGTCGCCAGCTCCAACGACGTACAGCGCCGGCAGGTAGCTGCCGGTCGTCGATGTATCAGTCTGAACGTGGAGCATCGACGCTGTCGGAACCGGTGCGTTAGCCCAAGTCCCTGGCGTCATGGTGTTCACGCCGACGCTGCCGATCTTGTCGATCCTCACGCTCTCGGCGTAGGTGTCGCTGTCGGTGCGCCGCTGGATCGCCAACTCTGAACCGGACAGCGTGTCGTCCGGCTGGATCGCGTTAAACGCAATCACCGAATTCTTGGCGTCGGCCCTTGCGTTGAGCACCAACGAGGAGAAGGTGTCATGCACCGCCCCGTCGGCGGCGTTGTAGATCATCGCCCCCTGCGTCGAGGGTACCGCCGTCGCACTGTACGCCGTGTCGCTGTCGACTTGGACTTCCAGCCGATACCCGCTATCAGCAGCGGTTCCAATCCCCAGGTTACCGCCGCTGTCGATGTACGAATATGTGCCCGCACAAAGTCGAACACCGACGTTCGCGCTCGCGTCGTATAGGTACAGCCGGGCGTGGTCGGAACTGTCTTGCGTGACCAACAACAGCGCGTCGGTGTCCTCGCTGTTCTCAATGCGCAGCGCGTTCGAACTGACGCCGCTGGACTTCACCTCCAGCATCGCCGTCGACGGCAGCATGCCAGCGCCGATCGCTCCGGTACGTGTGATCCCTGCAACGTCGCTCGCGCCGTTGTTCACCACGAACGGCACGGCGTCGTTGTCGTCACTGACGATCTGCAACACCCGGCTGCCGCTGCTCCAGTTCGTCCCCTGCGACTCCAGGCTGACGACGGTTTCCACGATGCCACCCGTCGGCGTCTGCACAACGGTCAGCAACCCGGCGGTGGTGTCGTCGTCCACGATGTTCACGGCCCCGGTGTCGGCCGTGATGGTGCGCCCCGCTCCCGCGCCCCCTGAATCGTAGGCGTCGTCAAGCGACACCCCCGCCGCCGCCGCCGCCGCCGTCGTGTCCACGTAGGTCTTGACCGCCCGCTCCGTCGGCAGCGCCGTGTCCGACGCCCCGCCCAGCGTCCCGTCGGTCGAGAACTCGTTGATCGTGGCGCCTGCCGCCATCGTGGCGCCCGTCGCCGAGATCGTCATCACCGTGCTGGTCGCCACGTTCAACAGCACGTTCGCAGCCCCATCCGCGATCACGTCCCCGCTGCCCGTGGTCTGCAACGTCAGGTCCGCCCCCGCCACGACGAAGTGCGACGCCTTGGCCGCGTCGATCTCCACCCCGCCGGCCGTCGCGTTGATGTCGACGGCGTTGGTCGGAGCGCCGTTGGTATTGATGATCACCGATGCGTTGGTCCCACCCGTCGCCGACAGGGTGAGCGCCTGACTCGCCCCCGACACGCTGAAGTTGGAGGACTGCGCGGCGTCGATGCTCACCTGCCCGGCGGTAGCGTCGATGGTGACCGTGGTCGCCGCGTTGATGTCCACCACCGCCGCCGAGTCGATCACGATGTTGCCAGACGTTGTGGTCTGCACCGTGATGGTCCCGCTGTCGCGGGCGATCACCGCGCCCCGGCTCACCGTCAGCACGTCGGCTGCCCCGTCGTTGATCGCCAGCGGCACGGCGTCCGCGTCGTCGCTGATCAGTTGGAGCACCCGCGACCCCGCCGCCCAGTTGGTGCCCTGCGCCTCGATGCTGGTCACGATGTTGGTGGTCGGCGCCGGCGGCGTCTGCACCACCGACAGCAGTGTCACCACCGAATCCGTGCCCGGGATCGATACCGTGTCCCCGGTCATCAGCGGCGCCAGCACAGTGCCTGTCCGGTCCCACCAGTAGATGTCCGAGTTGTCGACCTTCTGCCACACGGTGCCGTTGAAGATCGCCCAGTCGTTCTGCTCCCAGTCCGTGATGCCGTCCAGGTTCGTCGTCCCCGCCACGCTCACCACGTAGTAGTAGCCCTTGGTCCCGACCCCGCTGGCCAGGGCCGGGGTGTTGGTGTTGGCGTTCCACGTGCCCTGGTAGTTGACCGATCCCGCGATGAACGCCGCCGCCGACAGCGCATCCACGATCTCGTTCTGCGTCTCGCTCCACGTCTGCGCCGCGTACTGCGTGGATTCCGCCGGCACCAACTTCCGCACGTTGGGCAGCAGCGTGGTGGTGCGAATCGACACCACGCGCTCGAACACGTGGTCGTCGCCGTCGAAGTGCGCCGTGCAGCGGAAGGTGTAGGAGTGCACCCCGGACCCCGGCAGGATGATGGTCGCGTTGCCGTTGGGGTTGGTCAGGTACTGCCGCGCCGTCCCGCTGTCCACGAACGTCAGCAGCGGGGCATCCTTTGACGCCAACGGGCTGTTCCCGTCGGTCGGGTCGTACACCTCGTACGTGACCGCCAGCGCGCCGCTGGGGCTGTTCTCCAGCGTCAACGTCAGCGTCTGGCTGTGCGTGCCGTCGAACCCCGGATCCCCGGTGACCGGATCCTCGGCCGGCGTTCCGTTGATCGTGAACTTCGCTTGCTCGGATAGGATCGTCATCTCAGTTTCGCTCCCGCACGATGTCGTCGCCAAACGCATCGCCCTCGACCGTGATCACCAGGCGCCCCTGCCAGCGGTTGTGGTGGATCTCCCGCACCAGCACCAGGTAGGTCCCGGCGCTGGGCACGGTGAACGTCCACGAGTCCGGCGGCGTCCGCCGGTGCACCTTGTACCGGTACCCATACGCCGCGCCCCCCTTCGAACCACCCGGTTGTAGGATGGTCTCGATCGGGCAGGCGATCCCCGACGGATCCGCGTCGCCGTAATCGATGTTGATGGTGATCGGCTTGAACGGCTGCAGCGGCTCGCTGCCCTCGTCCACGGTCAGCGTGATGCGATCCGCCTTGACGTAGGTTGGCGATAGGATGTCCAGCGTTGCCGGCATGCGCGTACCTCCAGCACGCTAGACGCCCTCGGCATCCAGGTGCAAAATCCGGGTGCCCCCGTTCTCGCGGTACACCGCAAACGTGTAGTGGCCCGAGGCGGTGATCACCACGTCACGCACCGCCGACCACCCCGGGTCCGGGTAGACCGCCGGGGGGCCCGCCGACGGGTACTCGATACACACCATGTCGAACAGCTCGCCGCCCAGCAGCGAGTCCGGTAGCACCAGCCCGTTGACCGTGGCCGCGATCTGGATCCGTGCCGCCCCGCCCGCCGAGAACTGCGCCACCTGGAACGTCTGCGCCGCGAACCGCGAGGGGTTGACCCGCGACACCTCGCCCGCGCTCGCGTCCGCCGTGTCGTCGGTCCAATCCCGCCGCAGCATGTCCGCCCGCGTGTAGGTCGCCCGGTCCGTCCCGTCGGGGTCCAGCGTCTGGTAGGCGAAGTCCAGTTCCAGCGGGGACGGCCGCCGCGTCCACATCTGCATCGACGCCAGCGTGCCGTCCAGCCAGTCGGTCAGCCCGTCGCTGCTGCCGATGTAGCCCGCCGGGTCGCCCGCGTCGATCGCCGCGTCCGAGGCTGTCCCCGCCACGTCCACCGCCGCGTCCAGATCCATCGCCGCCGCCACCGCGCTCGTCCAGTACAGCGTCCAGAACCCGTCCAGCAGATCCGTCGGGCCGCCCACGCTCACCCCGTTGTGCCGGTACTCGTACGTGCCCCCAGCGTTGATCCGCATGATCTCGAGGTTGGGGAACCCCAGCACGGTCTGGGTGCTGGTGTACACGTCGGCGATCCAGTCGAACGCAACGAACCACTCCCCCGCCAGAATCCCGTAGTCCAGCGGGATCTTGAAGAACTGCTGCAAGGTGCGCTCGAACGTCGCGCGCTTGATCCCAGTCGCCGCCGAGACCGTCGGCCGGGCCGCCGCCGTGTCCTGGTACGGGTTGCCGAACCTCGGGGTGGTGATCACGTACTCGTCGTCCGTGTCCCAGTCGTTGTCCGTGCCCCCCGCCAGCGTCGCCGTGACCTTGACGTCCGTGTTGGCCGTGATGGCCCCCGCGCTCCCGTCGGTCACGTTGTAGATTGTGCACCCGACCAGTTCATCCGTCCCCCAGAACGCCGCGCCGTCCTCCAGCGCCGCCTGGTTGTTCGCCCCCGTGTGCGCCCCCGTGCGAACCGCCCGCGCCGGGGGTGCTACGTTCGTCCACAGCGACCCGTCCAGCGCCAGTCCGGACTCGCGGCAGTCCAGCACCAACCCCTCAATGTCGGCGTAGTCGGTGCGGATCTTGGCGTCGAAGTTCGGCATCTACATGTAGCCCTTCACCATCACGCTGATCTCGCAGTTGGTGCCGCCGGCGTTTGGCACGATCAGGTTCCCCGCGTCGTCGTACAGGCTGAACGACATGGTTCCAACCGCTTTCGATTTGTACACGCCGAACCACGACGCACCGGCCACCAATACGCCGATGTACACGGCGTAGGTGGTGTTCGCAAAATTGCGCTGGAAGGTGACCGTGATCTGGGTCGCGTTGGACGTCACGGAACTCACGTTGTTATTATCCCCCATCGCCGGCGCCCCGCCCCCCGTGATCGTTGCCGAGCACCAGGTGTCCAGCAACTGGAACTTGTGGGTGTTGGCGCGCACCAGGAACTCAGCGTTGGTCGCCTCGTACCACAGATCCCCATCGCTCAGGCTGGTGGGATCCGCCGCCGCGCCCTGCATGCTGATGTTTGGGCCGCCCGCCGTGCGGACGGTGTGTACCGCAGAACCGGTTCCTGTGCCCTGGAACGCCCCACCGTTGCCGTTGGTGGCGCCGCCCACCCCCTCCACGCCGTTTGCGTCCGTGCCGCCGCCGGTGCCCTTGACACCCGCGCCCAGCCCCGCGCCCGTCCCCACAACACCGTAGCCGTTGGTCGCGCCGCCGTCCGCCGTCACCCCGTGCCCGTCCGACGCGCCCCCCTGGAACACGCCACCCTCGCCGGCACCCTGGCCGTAGCCCTCGACACCGTGGCCGCCTGCGACCCCGTGGCCCTCGACCCCGGTACCGCCGCCCGATCCGCCCTGGCCGTAGACCCCCGCCGTCGCACCGCCGCCGATCCCGCGCACGCCTTCGCCACCGCCGGCACCGCCGACCCCCCGCACCCCCTGCCCCGATCCCTGGCCCGTGCCCAGCACGCCGTGCCCGTTCGCCGTGCTGCCGGTGAAGTCTCCACCGGGATCGCCGCCGGCCGCCCCCGCGACCGCAACCACCCCCGATCCGCTCGACCCGCCGGTGAAGTCGCCGCCCGGTTCTGTCCCCTTGCCGACGCCGGTAACCCCCGTAGCGTTCGCCGCCACCACCCCCGATGCGTCGAAGGTGGCTTCCTCGTTCCAGACAAGCGCCGCGCTGGGGTTGTACGTGCCGCCCGCGTAGCCGTCTACGGCCCTGGACTGGTTGATGTCGATCCCGTTGGCCTGGGCCGATGTGAGAATTTCAAAAGCCGCCCACCCGGCAGGATTCTGTCGCGAGAAGGTCATCTCGTCACCTCATCGATTGGCACTGAACCGTAGACCGGATCCTTGAGTTGCCACCCGTTCCAGGCGCCGGTCACCTCGCCGCTGTCCTTGTCGATCGCAACGTCGCTGTGATCGCGCCCAAACACGACCCTGCGCCGCGCGTCCACCGGGCGCCATCCGTCGGGCGTCTCCACCAGCAGCTTGCGCTCGACGAGCCCGTCCCATGCCCGGCAGATCATGGCGTCGGTGGCCTCGGGGTGCTGCGACGCGCGCACCAGATCCGCGACCTCCAGCGGCCCCTCGGCGGTGCGCCCGCTGATGGTCAGCAGGTTGTAGATCGTCATGGCGACGGTGCTGGTCGCGTAGGGTTCCTGTCTCATGATCCAAACGCTCCAAAGTCTAGCAGCGACTGGTCCAGTACGAACCCGGCGCTGGGGTTGGCGATGATCCGAAAGTCCACCCAGGCCGGCAGCACCTGGTTGAGGATGGCCTTGGCCTGCTCGATCCGACGCTTCTGCTCGGCCGACAGCGCCCCGGCAGCGACGTTGTACTGCACGATGCACACGAAGTCGTCGCTGAAGTTGGGGAACAGGGTGGAGTACCGGCCGCCCCCGAACGCCGGGCCGCAAGCTGACGGATCGCTGGGGTCGAAGTCCTCGAATCCCCGGCCGGGGGTGGTGCTGGCCGAGGTGTCGCGGTCGCCGTCCAGGATGGAGAACAACGGGTCGACGCGCTGGAGCTCGGCCTCCAGATCCTCGGTCTCCGCGGTGACGGCCTGCACCCACCGGCGCAGGATCTCCTGCCGCCGCTCCTCGTCGCTGGACGCGCTGGGGGCGGTGATGTGCAGGATGTCCTCGTAGATGGCGATGGCGTCGGTCGCGCGATCGGGCCACACCTGGCACACGGCGCGCTCGTCGGCCACCCCGGCGGCGATCCCCCGGGCCAGCGCCCAGCGCCACGCGCCGTCCAGCGAATCGATGTCCCCGCAGTTATCCCGGCCGATCGCGTCGCGGAGCGCGTGGTACGCCCGCTCGGCCAACGACAGCCCCCCGCCGATCTGGCAGGGGATGGGGTTGCCGGCACCGATCTTCGCCACGCGCGCCTCCTTCGGTTACCAGATGGCCAACAGAAACTCGGACACCTCGGCCGGATCCCCGGCCGCATCCCGGAACACCACCGTGCCCGCGTAGTCGCTGGTGAGTTGGAGAATGCCCTCCAACTTGGCGTCCAGGATGATGTACTCGTCGTCGATGTCCCAGTCGTTGTCCGTGCCGCCGCCGAGCGCGCCGGTCACGGTGTCGGCCGTGTTGCTGACGATCGTCGCCTGCGAACCGTCGGTCAGGTTGTAGATCTCCATCCCGGCGAACTCGTTGACCGTCCAACTCTGCGAGGTGTCGGTCAGCACCGCCACGTTGTCGAGCCCGTCGTGGGTTCCCGTCGCCGGCATCGCGTTGGTTGCGGCCACCATCCCGCCACGGAGCACCAACGCGATCGCTGCGCCGAGCTCGTTGTTGTAGGTGCTGGCGAATGCGAACTGGTAGACCCCCGCCGCGGCGTAGGTCCACGTGATCGCGGACAGCGCGCCGTCGGCGTCCCAGGCCAACCCCTGCACGTCGGTGGTCACCACGCCGCCCGAGACGCTGCACCGCAGCAGCGCCAGCGGGGACGACTGGCACAACCCCGCCAGTTGCCAGAAGTTGAGCTTGTAGGTTGAGGCTCCGATCTCGCGCTTCGGATCGATAACCGGGCGCTCGTCCTCGAGATCCGACGGCCCGAACGCCGACCGGTTGCTTCGTGTGGGAAATCCTGCCATCGGTCCTACCTCATCACAGCGGGTAAAGCGCAACCCGTCCCAGGGTCACGATGTTGGGCCCGTCGATCACGTCGCCGGGCAGGTCGGGTTCGCTCCTCGAGATGGACGTGAGCTCCGCGTTCGGCGCCACCCCGCCCAGCGCGTCGATCACCCGGCTCACCACGAGCTGGCCTGCGATCGACGGATACTGCTCCGACGGCGGCGGGTACCGGAACGCCCGCGCCGCTCGCGCGTCGGTGTCCAGGTCCACAACCTCGCCCGGCCCCAACTCGTCGAAATAGTCCGACAGCGCGTCGGCAATGATAGTGAGGCGATCGGTTCCAGGGGACAGGTACTGCCCGGTGGCGATGGTCATCGTGGGGGCTGCGTTCAACTTGATCGTGGCGATCGGAGAACTGAACGACACCTCCGACACGTCCAGTTCCTCCCACGCGCTGTTGTCCTCGTCCCAGAGCATCAGGCTGGGCACGTCGTCGCCGGTCAAGGTCGCAGCCCCGCCCGGGAGGGTTACATTCGTTTGCACCGTGAACTGCGTCTGCGAAGCGACGCCGTTTACCGTGACCGCCGGGTAGCTGCTGGAGTAGGTCGGCCAGGGCGAGGTGTCGGTCCAGCCGCCGGTTGTGCCGTACCCCATGCTAAGTCGCATCACCAGGTCGGAGTCCTGCTCGTTGGGTGGCACGCAGACGACGTAGGCCCGCTGCGGGGTGACCGGGCTGTCGGGTGGCACCAGGTAATTCCGGGCAGCGATCAGGGTAGCCGGCGCCACGTCGGTGCGCGCCTCGGGGCCCAGGGTGCTGCCCCGCTTCTGGAGCACGCAGACCATCAGGGATCCCGCGTGGAACACGCAGGGATAGACGAATGCAGACTCGATCGCGTTGCTGGCCGCGCGCGCCCAGTTGACGAAGTGCGCGGCGTTCCCGCAGGCCGGGCGGTAGGCGATGAACTGCTCGATCCGCGAGGCGTACTCGGTGTCCGTTTCGACGTCGAACCCGCCGGTGAAGTCCTCGTCCACCTCGGCGTCGTCCTGTGCGCCGACCGGCTTGTTGACGCTCCATGTCAACGTGGTAGTGGCCGGGGGGTTGGTGTCCGATCCGGTGTCGATCGCCCCCATCTCCAACGCGACCTGCGCGGATCCTGCGGGAACCGTGCCCGTGACCAGCACCTGATACTGCACGCCGTTCTGATCGACGGCGACACACGCCGTCGGGTCGCCCAGGGTAGTCGATCCGGTGAACACCGTGCCCGCCGGTCCGTAGGCCACCACCGGCCCGCTGCCGCCGGTGGCCGGCAGCTTGGATCCCTGCCCCAGCCAGAGCGGCCCGTGGAAGTTCTCCAGGAACGCGGTGTTGCTCCACGCCGGCCGCAGTTGGTTTGCCAGATACCGCGCGCGCGACTGCGATGCTTGCAGCGCCAAGTCCAGGCAATCGGCTTCGATGAAGAACGCGGACCCGCGCTGGGTCACTTCGATTACCGTGTCCTCGGTGAACAGCGCGGCGGTGTCCGGGTCGATCATCACCCGCAGCGCGTTGCGCAGGTTGCTCAGAACCACATCGTCGCGGATGTCGCCCCGGCGGAACAGGATGAACTGGCGTTCGTCTGCGGTGGTCACGCGCTCGCCTCCGTGATGCTCTGCGTGGACCCCTTGGGCGCGCGCAGATTGACGTACTCGACTCGGAACTGCTGGGTCTGGTTGGTGCGGTCCGCGTCGTTGAAGAACACCCCGACCAGGCGGATGTCCTTATTGCGCCGCAGGCGGGCCAGCGCAGTGTTCACCTCGCTGCGAATGTCGTCCTGCATCGAGGCGGCCATGTGGCGAATCTTGTGCAACTGCGTGCCCTCGTCCGACACCGCCGGGCCATTCCAGCGGATCAGCGACAGCGCCAGCACCACCTGCGCGTCGATGGGATCCATGCCCCGGGTCAGGCTATCCCAGTCCCTGGTCATCGGGTTCCAGATCCGCGCCTTGAGCGGCGAAGGGGATTGGAGCGGGTCGGTGGCAAAGACCAGAGCGCCCACGGGTTGCGCGGTGGACGGCAGGGCGATGCGGATGATCGTCATGGGCCAATCCTATCATCAGCCGTGACGGCGGGCAAACGAGACGAACGGGGGGGGCGGGACGATGGGGCGGGGTTACTTCTCGGTCTTGGGCAGGGGCAGTTGCGCGCGCACCCGCTTGGATTCCACGCGCGCCGCTCCAATGACCGCCGCCGTGACCTGGGCTACATGGTCCGCACGGCGTTGGCTCTCCTCGCTCATGCGCGCCCGATCCGACGAGGTGACCACCGCGCTCCCGCGCTTCACCGCCCGTAGACCCCCGCGATATTTAGAGGATCCGTGATCTACGCGCTCGTCCGGCGACAGCACCTTGAACCCGACGCCACGCTCGACGCCTACCAGTACGTTGTACTCCCGCCAGAGCACCGACCGCCATCGATCGGTGACCGTCTTGAACCGGGTGCTCTCCCGGGGCGTTCCGATCAGTTCCGCGATCTCGGCGTAGGGGATCACTTGCCCCTCTTCGGGCACCTGATACCGCTCGCGCAGTCGCGCCAGTTCGATGTCGGTGGGCACGCCACCGAAGTACAACCCATCATCTTTTTGCTGATCATTCATCACCACCTCCGTCGGTTAGAAATGCACCATTGGTGCCCATGCCAAGCCCGGCCAAGCCGCGCCGCGCCGAGCCCCGCCGCGCCGGGCCCGGCCGCGCTCCTAGTTGCGCCATTGGCGCCCTTGCCTCGCCTCGCCACGCCCAGCCGTGCCACGCCCTGCCGAGCCATGCCACGCTCCGTGCTAGTTGTCCCATTGGGACCCATGCCTTGCCCCGCCCGGCCCAGCCGCGCCTTGCCCAGCATGGCCTTGCCCCGCCGGGCCAGGCCAAGCCCCGATCCATGCATCAGACCTGCGTCACGGTCGCCGCGAACTTGCCGAACACCCCCGGCGACTGCTTCGAACTCGGGCGCCAGTCGCACAACCCGCAGTACGCACCGCCGAGATCGAAGAACTCCCGCACCACCTCGATCGGCAGCTTTTTGTCGTCCAGCACCGTCAGCGATCCGCGCGCCGTCCAGTTGCGAAATCGCGGGCGCACCCGGATGTGCTTCGCGCTCTTGACCCGCGCCCGCTTCACCAGCAGGTCGTAGCCCAGCGACCGCACCAGATCGATGTGCTTGGAGAATTGCCCCTCGTCGATCAACCCGGTGATGTCGTCCCAAAGCACGGGGCGCCCGTTGGCCTCGATCGGCCAAATCTGCTCGTTGATCAGGATGCTCGACTGGCTCAGTTTCTTGTAGGTTGTTTGCCCCTTCAAGATCTTCATCGCCCCCGCCTCGCGCAACATGGTCATGAGGTTGTCGGCGGGGATGCCGACGACCGTTCCGTCGTGGTAGACGTTGCCGAGCCACCGCCAGGGAGGGGACCGATCGTCGCCCGCCTTGCTCTCGGTCTTGTTGTCCGCGTTCTTGGCCCACGCCTCCATCTGATCGCCCCACACCACGTTGTCCTGGTGCATGAGCAGATCCGTGCCGCCCACGTCCGCAGAGCCGACAAGGTTGTCAAGGCAGACGGGGCGATTTGATGGAACAATTGCGAAACCAGACATTCACAGTCGCGTAGTTCAGCAACGGAATACTACCTCACAGCACGTCTTTGCCTCCCGTGCCTCGCGGATCTGCCGCACCAGTCGCTCCCGTTGTTGCGGTGTCATCTTTCTCTTTTCTGCCGCTTCCCTGCGCAGTAGCAGCATGCCAAGACGGATTGCCAGGTCTGTCTCCTCACCGGTCATGCCAAACCGCTCCTGCATCTCCGCGCGGACCTCATCGGTGAACGGGTTGGTCAGCATCAGCCGCTCCAGCGCCTTCGTGCGGCGCCGTAGTGCCTCTTGCGAACAGTTCTTTTTCCCCATGGCGTTTCCCCTCCTCACACATACTATACCCCTGCTACCCGCTGCCGGGTAAAAGGTATGCTAGAGCGGGTCGAGGGGGCAGTAGAGCGAGGGGATAGAAAACGTCGGGATCGACGGCAACGGGATCGCCGGTAGTGCGAACGCCGGCAACGGGATCGCGGGGATACCCGGTAGGCTGGGCAGCGATGGGATGGTGAAGCTCGGGATCGACGGCAACGGGATTGCCGGCAGTGCGAACGCGGGGAGGGGGATCGCGGGAATCCCTGGAAGGCTTGGCAGTGTGGGGATCGTGAAGTTCGGGATGCTCGGCAGGGGAATCGCCGGGAGCGCGAAGCTCGGTAGCGGGATCGGCGGGAAAGCGCAGTTGGTCATTAGCTGATGGTGCCGGTGCTGCTGGTGTTGGCGGTGTCCCCACCGCTGGTTACGTTGGCCGCGGTGCCGGTGGTGGTCACTTCAGCGTTGGCCACGACGTAGTTGACTATGACCTGCCCGATCGATTCGCACAGGTCGGCGACTTGCTGCTTCGCCGTCGCCAATTGCGCACCGGTCAGCGTGCCGTAACTGATCTTCGCATCGTAGTCTTGGAACACCGCATAGGCGCACCCGCTGCCGCTGTCGGCTCCGGTGCCAGGATCGATGGTGATGCTGCCGGGGTCCAAGGACATCGCATCCTCCTATGGGGTTGGCGACAGGAACAGCCGCGGGCAGGGGGCCGATGCCGGTCCCGCCAGTAGCGGCACGCCCAGGTTGGGGTCGCCGATTTTCACCGTGCCGTTGATCACGATCTGGTCGGCCTGCAGGTTGATCTCTCCAGGCTTCAGCGTGACCACCGCCACCTTGAGCCCCGACCCGGACGGGGAGTCCGGGCTTTGCAGTTGCACCGATCCCCCAAGCAGATCGTCTTGGAGCAGGATCGCCGCCCCGTTGGCGTGCACCACGCTGATCGACTCGTTGCCGCTGGTCGGGTCCAGGGTGATGACGTGCGCCTTCTGCGCCACGCCCGCAGCGTTGAAGTCGTAGGGGCAGTAGATCACCTGGATTGCCCCCTTGGTCAGATCGTCGTTGTCCACGGGGCTGATGGCGTGGTAGCCCCCGCCGTACCCTACCAGTGCCACCGTGCCCTCGTTGGGGGCGTCGCCGAACATCCGCGCCCGCACGTCGCGCGAGGCGATGGGGATCAGCGAGTCCCCGAAGCGCACGCACACTGCCTCGGCGTGGTCGCCGTCCGTGTCGTCATCGGGGGGCAGCGGCCGGCACACGATCCCGATCTGGCCGTACACGTCGCCGTCGTCCACCTCGCCCCCGCCGCCGTCGACCGTGGCCTCGTCCTCGTCGGCGGCCAGATCCAGGCCAGGCACCCCCTCCACCTGGTACTGTACCGGCCGCTTGGACCCCTGCACGGCCTCGACCAGGCTGCTGCCCACCACGCGGCAGAACTGAAACACGGCATCGGCGGTGGTGCGCAGCATCAGTCGATCCCCCGGACGCAGATCACCCGCGCGCCGATCGCGTCACCGTAGGCGAGGATTGCGGTTGTGATGTAATTGATCGTCCATCGTTGGCCCAGCACATCGGTTCGGATCGACCCGCTGCGGACATCACCAAACCCGCACCCGTCCCCGAACGCCGCCGGCCAGTAGCAGCCGCCCGTCGGGCCGTCCCATGGCGCGCACCCGGTGCAGTCCTCCGCGTCGGCCTCGTCCAGCCACAGGGGGTCGCTCAGGGCGCACCCGTCGTCGCAGGGGGTGGCCAGCGCCCAGCGGAGCTCGTCGATAGTCGGCAGCCGCCAGCCGGATCCCAAAGCCGAGCAGTAGGCCGTAGCATCGGCGTGGTCGAGCAGCGTAGGTGCCGGGGCAGCCCAGCACCGGGCGCCGTCCTCCCAGAAGCAGTCCGCGTCCGTGTCGGTGTCGGGCCCGGGGTCACCGTCGGGCGCCCCGTCCGGCCCAGCGTCGGCGACAATTCCAGCGTCGCTATCCGTGTCGGTGTCGCCGTCCACGTCGCCGTCCGCATCCGTGTCGGTGTCGCCGTCGGCGCCCGAATCCGTGGCTGCGTCGCCAGCAGCGGCATCGCTGCCCGCGTCCTCCCCCGGGGCGGCATCCCAGGCCCCGGCATCCGTTCCGCCGTCTGGGGGCCATCCTGGGCCGTCTGACGGGTATGTCCCGTCGCACCCCGCCGCCGCCAGCACCAATAAAATCGCCAAATGTTTCATCAACTGAGCACCCAGATCCCTTTCTTCAGCAGCGACAGGTTGGTGGCATCGCCTCCTGCCGGGTCACGCCTCAACGTAACCCCATGCACAAAGTATGCCCCCAGGGTGCCCCCGAGTACATCGGACTCGACCGCTACCACACAATCGACCCCCCAGTTGACGTTCCGGTAGCCGTCCCACCACGACAGCCCGTCCAGTTCCACGGTAATCGCGTCCTTGCCCTTGGACCGGGCGGCCAGTTCGCGCTTGATGGCGATCCGCGCCTCCTCGACGGAGCGCACCCCTTCGGCCTGCATCACGATCGGCCGATAGAACCCGGCGTCGGACACGTCCCGAACCCGGGCCATCTGGCTGACCCGCTTGCGCCCCCGGCCCTTGGGCACCTGGATCCCGGTCATCTGGATGCTGGAGGGGATGCCGGACCAGTCCTGGCCCCGGGTGATGCCCCGCACGTTGTTGCCCTGGCCCGCCGGCCCTCGGTTGGCCCGCAGGGTGTAGATCGGCGCCTGCGTGTCGTTGGGGGCGCCAACGAGGATCTTGCCGTCGGGGCTGTCCCAGTGGATCAGCCCGTGCCGGCGCAGGTGCCGGTCCGCCGCACCGTAGATGGTCTCGCCCGGCTGCACCTTGGCCTTCTGGGCGTTGACCTTCTTGAAGTCTGGCCCCGGACTCTGGCCCGTGGTGTCGCGCCCGGTCAGCAGGTTGCGGCCCAGCGCCTGGTCGTCGCCGATGAAGTCGGACGCGGTGTATCCCAGCGGTGCGTAGAGGGACAGCAGCAGATCCTTCAACGTCATGTTCTTCTGGATGACGCCCGGGCTGGCCCCCGCGTACATGGCGTCCGCCAGCTTGGTGCGGACGGTGAACCGGACCACCGACCCCCCGGCCGCGTCCAGCGGGGCGTCGTTGAGCTCCACGCGCCCGGTGAGCCGCAGCCGGTCGTTGACGATCACCCGGTACTGCGTGCCGTGCGCCACCCGGTCGCTAATCTGACCCCAGGTGCCCGCGTTGCCCAACTCGAACGCCGCCTCGCTGGGGACCATCATGTCGTTGGTGATTTCGAAGCTGGTGAAGTTGTCCAGCGTCGGACCGCCGACGATCTCCACCCGCGCGGTATCAGGCAGTCGCATCGGCGAACACCCGCACCGGGGTGCCGGGCGGGATCTCCATCAGGTCGGCGATCTGCGGGTTGATCTCGATCAGCAGCGAGGCGTCCTGCTCCACGTCGGCCGCCACCAGGAAGATCGAGGTGGATACCTTGTAGCGCCGGGTCACCTGCCGGGGGAGTCCGCGTCGGGCACTCTGCCGCGACTTGCCGGCGATCTCCTTCTGGCGGTTGAGCTTGCGTTGCACGCCGGCCGAATCTGGGTCCAGCAGGATGTCGCGCCCCTCCTCGGCGGTGTTGGACCACGCCCTCACCACCCGGTCGTGCGCCCCCATCACCATCGCCGCCTGCTGCTCGTAGTCCTGCATCGTGTCGCCGGGCAGGTTGGCGATCCCCTCCAGGTTGGCGGCCAGTTCGTTGAGATCTTGCAGGCTGCCGTCCCACATGCCCTCGGACTGCTCGGCGAACTCCGCGGCCTCGGCCAGTTCGTAGGCGTTGGCCGACACGGATGGCGCGACGAAGCTCGCCGCGTCCACGTTGTCCTCGTTGTCCTGCTTGAACACCAGGTCCACGCGCTCGCAGTCGCGCTCGGACCCCTCGGCCGACCGGTTCCAGGTCCAGGCCCGCGCACGGATGGTGCCGATGTTGGGCACGGTCAGGTCGCCCGTCTCGTGTTCTTCGAAGGCGTAGATCAGCAGGTTGAGCACGTCCGGGTAGAGCTGCAACGAACCGTTGGTCTGCCGCAGCCCGGGCTCGGCGTTGCTATTCTCCTGCAACGAGTTCTCGAAAATGCAGGACAGGTTGATCACCAACGCCTCGGCGCCCGTGTCGTCCAGCTTGGCCCCGTCCCGGTAGGGGCGCACCTGGTCGATGATCCGGTTGCCCCCGGTGATGGTGATGCGCTCCACCGGGAACGCGATCTTGTTGCCCCCTACGGCCCAGGCGGCCGACGGGTACTGCTCGAAGGTGCCGCGCTGCATCGTCTCCTCCTAGCCCGGTGGCGTGTATGACCCAGGTTGGTTGCTGAGTCCGCTCTTGCCCCCCCGGGCGCCGCCACCCTTGGCGGGATCCGTTCCCCCTCCCCCCCCGCTGTTCTTCGCCAGTTTTTCTGCCGCCGCAGCCATTTTATCGGCGGCCTTCAACTGACGGTCCTGGGTCTTGGCCAGCAGGCGGATCGTTTCCTTGGCGTCATCAAACGACGTGCGCCCCCCCGTCATCATGGCGATCGCGTCACCGAACTCGGTGGCAAAATCGCGGTTGATGGCTTTCTTGAACACCACGTCTTTTTCTTTTTCTAGGCTCGAGATACTCTTCCCCATCATCTCGATCCCCTTGGAACCGCCGACCTCCTTGGCTTGACGCTCAATGTCCCGCGCCTTGTCCAGAGCAGATCGCCGCCCCGCCTCGCGCTCATCGTACTTCGCGCTGGCTTCGTCGATCTTGCTTTCCAACATCTTGCCCAGCGCGTACCCCATGGACGCGGCCCCAGCCAATGACGCCGCCGCCCCCATGGCACTCTGGTTCAGTTTCCAGAAACCGCCCTTCTTGCCACTCATTTCCTTGACGGCGGCAATCTCCATACGTCGCGCCCGGTTCAGGCGCATGGTTTCCTCTCGGCTGAGCTTCTGGCCCGCGAGCGCCTTCCGCTGCGCATCAACCGCCTTGGGATCAAACCGCGCGAGGCCGCCGAATTTGCCGCCGCCACCTGCACCGCCCGCCCCGCCGCCGCCGAACCCACCCCCGGCCCCCGCTGCCAGCATTTCCCCGCCCCCGCCCAACGTGTTCATCATCGCCGGCAGCCCCAACCGCATCCCCGCCGCCATCCCCGCCGCACCCAACGGGTTACTGGTAATGAATTCCATCAGCGATGCGATCCCGTCGGCCAATGTCGGCAGAAGGTCTGCCAGACGCTCAATCGCGCTCAGCATCTTGGGCTGCGTGAACGCCTTCTGTACTTTGGTAATCGCCGCCCGCAGTTTGACCGTGGGATCCTCGTCCATGCGCTTCTCGTAGCGCGTCTGGAGTTTCTCCCATGTATAGTCGGTCTTGCTTACCGCCGTGACCATCTTATCGTAGGCGGACAGCCCCGCCTGGATCGCTTCCTGTTCGGACGCCCGCGCCTCAATCGCCTGCTCGTACGCCTCCACGAACGGCTTGCGCAACTCGTCAAACGAGGACCGCGCCGTCTCAGTGAACACCTTGAGCGACTCCTCGTGCATCTTGGGGTTCTTGAGGATCGTGCGGATTTTTTCGAACGGCGTGGAGTCCGCCTCGAACTTGATCTTGCCCGCCTTCTCCAACTGCTGCATCTGGGTGGTGCCCTCTTTCATGTACATCAGCATGGTCTTCAGACCACGGGCACCCATCCCCGCTCCCATCCGCGCGTCCAACAGTTCTAGCGTGCCGAACAGTTCGGACACGTTCATCCCGGCCGCCGCCGCCTCACCAGCGGCGATGTCCATCCGCGACGACAGCTCGTCAATCCCCAACCCGCCGCGGTCGAGCTTCTCGAGGAACTGCGCCATCAACTGGTTCATGTTCTCGCTGGTGGCCCCCCACTTCCGGCGCAGCATGTGGGCGATGGTGGCCAACTCGCTGGTGCTCTTGCCGGTGGCCGTGGCCGCGATTCCGATACTGTCGATCGCCCCCTTGGTGTACTCCAGATCCCCGGTGGCCGAGTACACCTCCTTGAACGCCGATGCCATGTCGCCGATGGTCTGCCCCGCGCGCATTGCCGAGTCGGTCACCAACTCCTGCGCCGCCTTCCAGTCCATCGTCTGCCCCGGGATCCGCTCTACCAGAAACGAGATGTCACGGAATTGCTTCTGCAGGTCGATCGAGTTTTTGATCATGCCGCCGATGGCGAACGCCCCGCCAAACGTCGCCATGGTCTTGATGCTGCCGGCGATCTGGCGGTCCATCCCCTTCATCACCGACTGCATCTTCTTACCAGCCGTGACGAACCCACGGCTCATGGCCGCGCTCATCTTGTGCCCGGCCTTCTGCACGTCGGCCGTCATGCGCTTCACGCCAGCCTGGAAGTCTCCACGCTTCAGGCTGACCCGAATGCCCGCTTCACGCATTGCCATCGTCGCCGGCCTTTCGTCGTCCCCCCGTCAAGCGCTCTTCGATATTATTCCACAAAGCCTCGATGGCGGAAAGGTCCGCCCCCCGGAGTATATCGTTCCATGCATGAGGCGGGAGCGCCCCTGAGTCTATTGCTCTGACGAATCCGAGGATGACTTCGACAGAAGTACAGGCACTAGCAGGTCGGCCATAGAAAGAATGAAGGAATTCTGCGCTCCTGGCCCGTATACGGCTAAAGGGCTGATGTCCCGCTCCCGGACGATCTTCGCCACCAGCGCGATCATCTCCCCCTCGCTGATCTGGTCGGGGCTCGGGTCCACCACACGGCAGAGGTGCTCCAGTTTCGTGTACAGTTGTTGCAGGGACTCCCGATCGTAGTGCTGCTCCAGCGATTCGGGGAACGGATCCCACTGCGTGTCGGGCTTGTCCGGGTCCATCATGGCCAGCGACAACTGGCAGATCACTTCCAGATTGTCGAACTGAACGCGGTCATCGGGAAGTCGCATGCCTTCGCGCTCGAAAATCTCACGCGCCTTCAGCCGCGCCTGACGGATTTCGGGTTCCCTGAGCACACGCATCAGCACCGGGATTGCCTTGAATCCCCCCCCCGACTGACGCTTGTACAGGTGCTCCGGGAATAGCAGTCTGCCGTCCTGCTCGAGCACCTCGAGGTCACCCCAGTCCTTGCCCAGCAACCGATCTGCCACATGGTCGGGCACGTCGCTCGGAAGCTTCAGCGGCTTGTCGGTCTCGGCCATGCGCTAGGTGACGGAGATGCTGCCGACGAAGTTGAGCGACTCGGTGATCTCGCTGTCGGACGTGAAGTCCAAATCGTTCGAGGTGAACACGCCCTCGCAGACCACCGTCTTGCCCGGGAACTTGCCCCGCAATTGCGTGGGCTCCGCGGTCAGGATCTTCTTCAGCGTGTCCAGATCCTGGCCCTCGGACCCGATGGCCGCCTGGTAGCTGACCGTGCACTCGATGTTGCCGCGCACCGTCCCCGCCGGCGAGCGCGAGATCGTATGCACCTGCTTGGCGTTGTTGTTGACCGAAATTTTGAAGTTCTGGACGTGCACCAGCTCCCCCGCGCCTGCGGCCAGGAACCCGCGCCCGAACGTCTCCGTCGAAGTGCCCATCGGTTACCTCCTAGCTCGGGATGCGAGCCACCTCCATGCCGATCTTGGCGAGCGGCTGGATGATCTCGAACGGGATGTAGGTGTCCACCTGCGTCGCGTCGCTGGCGTTGATCTGCACGATCAGCTCGTCGTTCTCGAGGATCTCGTCGAAGCCTTCGCCGTACACCACGCCCTGCCCCTCCCAGTACCGGATCCGCGACACGATGAACGCCTTGATGTCGCGCTCCTCGCTGACGTTGGGCGGCAGCGGGGTAGTGGGGTCTGTGCGGTCGGGCATGATCTTCGCGCCCTCGAACTGGATGGGGGTCTGGCTGCGCAGGTCGCGCGCCACCACGAAGGTGCCGTCCACGTTCTGCGTGTCCAGCAGCCGGCGATCCGCGCCCCCCGCGCTGTCCTGGCTGTGCGTGGTGATGCCCCGGATCAGGTACTCGGCGTCCTGTGCCGTGTAGCCCACGATCGACACCCCGGCCCCCAGCGCCTGCTCCACCTCGGTGCTGGTCGGCTGGTCGGCGATTTTGTCGTGCGCGCCGTACAGGCCGACGTACTCCTCGCCGATCCGGTTGTAGGCCGGGTCCACGGAGATGGCGGCGATCCGCGCCCCCGCTTCCTCGGCGCCGAACTCGCCCGGCAGCGACCGCCCGTTGATGCACAGCAGGCACTCGCCGTACTCGCTGTTGCTGCCCGCGTTGGAGTGCGGGGCCGCCGCGATGGCGGTGGCCAGCGACCCGGTGTACCCATACACCGTCTGCTGGAGCTTGGCGTTCTTGCCCTCGTTGTAGAGTTCGATGTGGTCGATGATCTTGGACACGTTGTTCGCGGTGCCCGTGTTGGCGATGTCGGTGTTGGACAAGACCGGCACGATGAAGTGGTACTCCTTGCCCGCCAGCGCCGCCAGGGCGTTGGTCAGGTTGGGATCCGTGGTGCCGCCGGTGAGCTTGGTGGTCCACGCGGTCGCGCCGCCCACCGCCTCCGTGCCCTGCTGGTCGCGCACGTCGCAGTGGATGTAGATGTCGTTCCCGATGTTGCCAGTGATCTTGGACGTCACGGTGCAGACTCCTGCGCCGCCGCTGGCCGCCGTGACCGGCAGGTCGTTTCCTCGGGCGTTAATGGCGTCGATCAGGGCGGTGGCGAAATCGGCCAGGCTGACGCCTGCTCCCCACACTACCTCGAACGATCGCCCCGCGATGTCCACGTCCACCACGCTGTCCACCGACGTGGCGCCGCTGGCGGTGATGGAGGCGGTGGCCGCCGTTGCTCCAGCCACGGGGGAGATCGCATCGATCACGGCCGCGCCGTAGCGGGAAAACAGGCGTCGCGCCGCCAAGTCGCCGGGCGTGCCAGGCCCGAACGACGTGGCCGATCCGCTCGCGTCCGTGCCGGTGCCGCTCAGGGTCCGCACCTCGGTGTCGTCCGTCAGGTCGCCCGAACTGCCCTTGGTGGCGACCAAGGCGATGCGCAGGGTGCCCGTCCCGGGGCTCGCCGCCCCCGCGAGCAGGTTGACCGACAGGTACAGCCCGGGGCCCAGAATGCTGGGACTCACAACAGGGGTCAGGGACATGATCTATTCCTCCTCGTCGTCGGCGGCGTTCTCGCGCCGTCCGTCCTGCTCGTCGTGCTTCGCTGTCGGGTCCGCCGCCGGGGACGGTTGGTTCTGCTTGTCCTTCTGCTTTTTCTTCTTGGCGGCGCGCCTGGTCTGCGCGGTGCCCTTGGTCGGGGGCGCCTCCGGGCGCTCATGCTTGGGGGGGGGGCCGTGACGACGCTCCTGCTCTGCGTCGTACTCCTCCCGCGTGCGCTCGATCAGCGCCCCCTCGCGCAGCGCCCGACTGTACTCCCGGTGGTACCGGATCATCTGCGTCTTGGGGATGGCCACCACAGCCTGCGGATCCCAGACCCATCCATGTTCGGGATCCCGCTGCACACCGATGAACAACTGGCCGCTGCCAAAGCGCGCGACCACGTGGCCCTCGACGCAGGAAAAATATCGGTAATCTTCGTTGGTCATGGCCCAATCCTAGCGCACGTTAGACCGTCTGTCTATCAATCGCACTCCACCTCCATCCCGGGCAGTCCCAGCGACCCGTCGCCCACGATGGCAATGTCCCCCTGGTTGGGGAGTGCCGGATCTTGCGGTTTCACGATGTCGTACACCACCTCGGCCAGCGTCTCGAACGTGCGGGCGTCGGTCATGTGGTAGACCCTCATCGCCGACACTTGCAGCCCGTAGATGTAGTAGGGCAGCGACCCCTTGGTGTCGGGGATCTCGCGGCGGAACCGCTGCTGCACCTGCAGGCCGCTGGGGTAACTGATCAATCCCCCGTCAAAGTCCACCCGGCTGGTGAGCAGCCCGGTGATCGCATCCAAGATGTAGAGCCCCTGCAGACGCCGCATGTGGTCGGACTCCGCTCGGTTGGACACCACCAACACCTGGAAGGTCTCGTGGTACATGGTCGCCGTGCCGGACACGCGGCGCTGGGTGGTCTGGTCCACCGCCGCCCCGTCGGCCGGTTCCGATCCCATCCAACTGATCAGGATCCCGGGGAACTCCTTGATGCCGCTGCGCACCATGTCCAGCGACGCCGCCGACGCGCGGAACTGCTCGTAGAGCACCATCGACTTGACGGCCGCCAGCCCGGTGGGCGCCGCCCCCCCGGAAAACCCGGTCTTGACCACGCACGTGTCGATCCCGTCCAGCGGCGGGTCGATCAGCAGTTCGGTGCCGGCGATCAGGGTGTTGTGCGGCACGCCACCGATGTTGGCCACGCAGTCCACGTCCACCCCGCCCGCCGTGATGGTCCACCCCGCCTGGTAGTCGTCGCTGGGCTTCGATTTCACCACAAGGTCCGGGCGGTACTGCCCGCCCAACCGAGGCACCAGGTAAGTCGCCGCCGGCAGTTCCACGTCGGCTCCGCTGGCGGTGATCGTCACCACTCCCGTGGCGCGGGTTCCGGTAACCGGCGACATGACCGCCATGATGTCGCGGCCGGTATCGATGATCGTGCTCATGCGTTACTCCACCGCCATCGCGGAGACGATCCGCGCGACGTCCTCCACCACCGCATCCAGGTCGATGCCCAGCAGGTCGCGCTGCGGCATCCCGCGATCGCTGTGCACCCACCCGCGCACCTTGCTGGTCCCCGTGTGATGGAAGATCGCGTAGGGCGCGGGGCTGCGCACCATCGCCCAGTCGGGGCCGGTGGTGGTCTGGTAGGCGGACAGGACATTCGTGCGCCCCTGCAACAGTTTGCCACCCCGTCGGTACGGGTGTAGCACCAGGGTCACGTCCGACAGCGCCTCCCACTGCCCGTTGCCCTCGCTGTCCAGCAGGTCACTCATCGCTGTTGAGATGCCCTCGCCCAGCACCTCCATCGGGATGTGCGCCACCCGGCCGCCAATGCGTTCCAGCTCGCGGACCAGCGCGCTGACGTCAACCTGGACCGAAGGACCCGGCACCTCTAGTAGCCTCCATGGCCAGTGGGGGAGTTGTTGTCGGGGGCGAACACAAAGCGCGGGGTGTCCTCGTCGGTCTGCACGGGTTGGATCGCTCCACCCTGCTGTAGGTTGCCACCCGCCTCGGACTCTGCGCGGGACCGCCGGCGCCCCTTGCCCATCGCGATGAACGCTTCCTTGGCGCGCTCGTACTGCGCCCAGTAGTGCCCCTTGCCGTCGTCCCCCGTGAACTCCGGGCGCCGCTCCACCGCGAACTCCAGCGCCACCCACGCGCAGTGGCCGACGAAAATCTGGTCCTCGGCGGCCATGGCGATGATCCCGTCCACGCTGCTGAACGCATTGAGCAGGTACGAGTAGGCGAACGCCTCGGCCTCGTTCAGCACCTCGGCCACCTGGGTGCTCTCGTCCGCGATGCTGCCGTCCACGTCGTCGTCGAAATACTGCTGAACGCGGGCCTCGCCCACCTTGTTGTAGAGGTCTTGGAGCGTCAAGAAGTCGGCCATGATCCACTCCGTTCCCGGTTACACCGGTTCGATGGCGTTCTGCGCCAGCAGGTGCGCGATCTGCTCAGGCGTTGCGTCCTCGGGCAGCAAATTGCCCCGGTCGATCGGTTGCCCGTTCAGCGTGATGCCGCAGATCAACCGGTAGCGGACCACCGGCTGGTCGAACGGATCGGGGGGCGGATCGGCCACCGGGGCGGCCGGCACGGGCGTCGGTGGCGCGGGGGCAGCCGGGGGGATCGGTCCGGGATCGGGATCCGCATCCTCCACCGGGATCGGCGCAATCGTCACCTCGTCGTCCTCGGTGCCCAGCGCACCGTCGTCGCCCGGGTCCACCGTGGCCCGCATGATCCCCACGTCCACCGTCAGCGGTTCGTCGGCCGCCGTGGTCCCGTCCTCGGGCGCATCCGGCTGGACCGCCTCCGGGACAGGATCCGCCACGGGTTCGGGCTGCTCGGCCAGAATGCGTTCCATCTGCGCCTTGTTCCAACGTTTGGAGACTGCGACGCCCCGCGCTTCCAACGCTTCGATCAGTTCCTTGCGGGTTGGCATGGGTTCCTCCTCGGGGTTGCTGCTGACCCTACGATAGCAGATCGCCAGAAACGCGACAATCGCGGTGCGGTCAGAATGGTAAGACGGTCTGGTGCGGCGGTACGCCGCTACAGGCTAGGTGTAGATGCCGGTGATGATGCCGCCGGCATAGGTCGAGACGAACTTGTGGTTGGAGGCCTCGGACACCACCACCATGTTGCCGCCCCTCGGCCCGCGTCCGTTGACGAACCACTCGCGCGTCTCCCAGCCGGTTCCGTTCGCGCCCTTGCGCCGGAACGTCGCGGCCGACATGATCTCCATCCCGTCGGTCGGCGGGGTGGGCGGACCGCTGATGAGCACGACCACCGCGCCCAGGCAGTAGGTCATGGTGCCGCTCGACAGGTACCGGCTCTTGATCACGTGGAACGGCGGCAGGCCCGGGATCTGGAAGTCGGTGATCACCCCGCCCTGGCCGATCGGCGGCGGGTTGTCCCCGTAGAACTGGCGCATGTGGTCCTTCGTCTGCGGGTGCCGCAGGAAGATGTGCGCCGCCTTCTCGTTCAGCCAGAGGCCGGTGACCTCTTGGTACGACTTCTCGATCGCCGTCATCACGTCGGTGACCGGCGTCCCCAGGGTCTCGTCGGTCCACACGTTGCCGGCCGCCGTGCGCACCGCCGCGTTCCAGTTGGTGTTGGTGCCCAGCAGCGTCGTGATGTCGATCTCCATGTCCAGGTAGATCGCATCCGCGCAGCGGGCCGCGGTCCGCGTCCGCACGCCGTAGGTCGCCTGCTCCTCGGTCACCGTGGGGATGAACCCGCCGATGAACCGGTCGACCACCGTGTAGTCGTCCAGCGAGCTGGTAGCGTCGATCTCGGGCGGCGCGCTCTGGATCGAGGCCTTGACCTCGACGTGCTCGAACGCGTTGTCCGAGGAGAACACCCGGAACTTGTCCGTGTCCTTGTCCACCGGCACCACCGGGCACATCTCCGTGCCGCGGTACTTGAACGGCTTGTAGCCGAACAGGTACTCGGGGAGCTCGGACGGGTCGTGGACGTCCGAGGGGGTGAGCGTCAGGGTCACGCGCTGGTCGCCGACCATCGCCTCGACCTCGCCGCCGTGGAAGTTGCGCCCCATGCCGCTCAGGAATCGGACGGGCTCGTTCATATTGAGTTGCGTCATGGCGTCCTCCTTACGGCATCGCGGCGCCGCAACCGGCACCGAGCTCGACTTCCATGTAGGCCGACGCGGCGCCGACCGTGACGGCGGTCCCCACGATGGAGTTGCCGCTGGTCGCCTTGAGCGCCTTGGCGCCCGTGGTCGGCATCACCTGCTCGCCCTCGGCGATGGTGCCCCCGGCCAGCACGATGGCGCGCCCTGCGATCTGGCAGTCGCCCCGGCTGGCGTCGGCGATGTCGTTCACCAGCACGCCGTACACGTTGTCCGTGTTGCCGGCGGCGGCCTCGATCTCGCCCTTGTAGGTCGCGCTCGCCTTGAGCTTGACGAAGGTCCCCTTCGACAACGTGCCGCCGGTCCCGTTGTACACCTGGCGCACGCCCTTCTCGGGAACGATTGCGGTAAGCACTGCGGTCATTTCGTTCTCCTTTGTAGCTGGCGTTCAGCCAGACGTGTTACTCGATCACCTGGTTGGTGCGGAGCAGCTCGTAGGCGCGCCGCCCCAACTCCTTCTCGTCGAACTTGTCCGCCCCGTCCACCGTGGCCGCGATGAACTGCTTGGCCCGGTGGGTGAGGTTGCGGCCCTCGTAGGCCCGGAGGTCGATGACCTTCGGCCCGTCGGGCTCGCCGTCGCCCTCCTTCTTCTTGGGCTTGGCCAGGAGCGGGGCCACGAGCCGCTGCTGCTTGGGGTCCAGCGGCGGGTACTGCTTGGCGAACTCCTCGGGCTGCTGCGTGCGGAACAGCAGCAGCGCCGCCTTCGTGTCCTCGGGCAGCCCCCGGGACGCGATCACGGCCTCGACGTCGGCCTCGGCCATCGCCTTGTCGCGCTCCTCGGCCTCCTTGGCCAGCGCCTCGTACTTGGGCTTGAGGTCGGCCAGTTCCTTCGAGGCGGTCACGAGCTCGGCCACCTTGGCCACGGTGGCCTTGTGGTCGGCGGTGCCCAGGGCCTCGCGCACCTGCGTCAGGTGCACGGTGTCCTCCTGCACCCGCTTGGCGCGGGCCAGGATCTCGTCGTTGCTGTCGCGCTCGAGACCCAACGCCTGGGACACGCCGCCGCGCAGTTCGATCGCCTCGTCGACCGCGTCGAGCACCGCATCCTCGGCGTCCCGCACGCGCAGGCGCTTCGCAAGGTCGCTCAAAATCGTCATCTCTTCCTCCTCATGTTTGCGATTGGCCGCCGTGGCCGAGTTCGTTCCGAACGTGTCGCTGGTCCCCGCGAAGGGCCAGTATCCGTTTTCCATTACCGCCGGTTCCGGTTTTGCCAACTCCGGCGGGGCGGCCTGCCCCGCCTGTGCCGCGCGCTCCTCGAGCACCCGCGCCGCGATGGACGCCGCGCTCCGCAGCACCTCGGTGGCGCTGATGAGTGCGCTCAGTTTCAGGATCTGCCGCAGGGCCCCGATGATGGCGTCCATGTCGATCCCCGGGGGGGTGGTGCCGGTGTCCATCCACTGCGCGCATTGCGCCAAACTGCTCTGTACCACTCCGAGGTCGGTCAGCATCGGCAGCCCGAACAGATCCTTCATGGCCTCCACCGCCTCGGTCGCGGTTTCGGCCTCGCCGTAGTAGTGCATCCGTGACGCCACCAGTTTGTTCATGCCCTCGATGAACGGATCGTTGGTCATGGCGATGCTCAACACCCGGGCGCCGACGCGCTCGCCGGACTCCCCGTCGATGGCGTTGAGATCCATCGACACCGATGCGCCCTGGTAGCGTCCCTCTTTGATGTAGGTCGCCGCCGGCTCCAGCCACCGGGTCAGCGCCCAGAGTTCGTCGCGGCCGTCCGCTCCGGTGCGGATCTCCATGTCGCGCGTCCACCCCTGCGCCGGCGCGCCGTCGGCGGCAATCGCCCCGGCCGGCATCGCGCTGGCGTGCTCGAAATCCCACGGGATGACGTCGGCGGTTCCCACCCCGTCGGCCCCGGCTTGGAAGCTCGGGTGCGCGTGCAGGTTGCGGATCGCCTGCTCAAAGGTGACCCGGGTGAATCGGAACGGCAAGTCGCCGCCCTTGTAGCCCAGGTAGTCACCGGCGCGGGCCACCTGCACCCACACCACCCGTTCGTCCCCGGTTGCCTCGGTGGCCAGTTTGACCACCTGTCCGCGCGCCGCGCGCGCCTGCGCCTTGCTCGCCTTGTACTTGGGCAACTGGTCCTCCTCGATCCCGGCCTTTTTCAGGTACCGGATGGCGTTGTCGTATGCCGCCTGCCGCACGGCGTCGGGCACCGCGAGCGGCGCGCGCGACCCGTTGATCGCTCCGATCGCCTGGCTGATCTGCGCCTGCACCGCCTTCAGCGTCCCGTCGAACATCCGCGCGATCGGCAGCTTGTAGCCGGCCTTGACCTCAGCGTTGTCGGGATCGTGGATCAGGTGCGCCTTGCGGTAGCGCGCCCAGTCGTCCTCGCCGAGCACTGCGTTCATCAGGGCCGGCGCACCCTCCCCGTCGGGATCCCAGGCGTCATCCGTGACGGGGAGGTTGGCGAACGGTGTGGCTTCCCAGGACATCGGATTAGGCGCTCCAGGTGGCCGAGTCGCTCTGGCAGTCGACCACCACGCACCCGGCCGCCGCCGAGGCGAACCCGCCCCGGGTCGTGGAGGCCGAGAAGTAGTTGGTCTCGTCGGCCGCGTTGCTCAACGCGCCCTCGTACAGCCCCGTGGCGTCGGTGGTGACGATGGCCGAAGCCGCGCCGCTGCCGACCACCAGCGTGCCAGTGGAGGCCGCACCGAACTGGCAGGTGCCCGCCGCGTCCAGGTCGCCCGCGAGGTCGGTGTCGGAGATGTCCAGCCGCAGTTGCACCGCGCGCCCGATGGCGTTGCCGGCCAGGTCGTTAACCTGCACCGAGATGGTGCCGGCCGTCGCGCCGCCCGATCCGCCGGTTGCGGTGATGACCACCTGCACCAGCCGGTGGTTGATGATGTCGCCGCCCCCGTCCATGTCGATGTCCCCGGTGCCCAGGAACTCGAACGTGGTGTTGTTGGTCACGTTGCCGAAGGCCAAGGCCACGGTGTTGTCCGCGCCGATGGCGATCGACCCGTCGGTCCCCGCGCCACCGCCGCCGCTGGCACCGCCCGCACCCGCGTTGATCGTGACGTCGCCACCGTCGCCGCCGGCCGCTCCCGCGGATCCGGCACCACCCGCGCCACCGGTCACCGTGGCGTCGGCACCGTCGCCGCCCGCCACCGCCGTGTGCGCCGCGCCGCCCGCACCACCAGCCAACCCGGCCGCCGCTCCGTTGGCCGCCGCGTCGGTACCGTCGGATGCACCGCCGTCACCACCTTCCAGCAGCAACGCACCGCCGGCCGCCGCCGCCGAACCGGCTCCCGCCGCCGCACCCGCGCCACCGATGATGGTGACCGTCGCGCCCGCCGTGGTCGATCCGGCCGCGTCCGCCGCCGGCTGGATGAGTTGGTTGCCCAGCCCGTTGACCGTGAGGATCGGGATCGTGACCGTGCCCGTGCCCAAGAACGTGGTGCCGGGGTTGTCGGTCGCGTTGCCGATCTGGATCGCCCCGGTGTTCGCCGCGCCGATGGTCACGTTGCCGTCCGCACCGGGACCGGCACCGCCGTCGGCACCACCCGCGCCGGCATTCAGCACAGCGTCGCCGCCCGCGCCACCCAGCGCACCGACCGAGCCCGCGCCGCCGTTGCCGCCGAGCACCCGCACCACCGCGCCGTCGCCGCCCACGACCGCCGTGTTGGCGGCACCACCGGCGCCACCCGCGATCGTCATCGCCCCGCCGAGCCCCGCCGCGTCGGTGCCGTCCGACGCACCGCCCACGCCGCCGGTGAACGACGCCGCGCCACCGTTGGCACCCGCGACCGCGCCGCCCGCTGCCGAACCTGCGCCGCAGGTCAGCGTAATGTTCGCACCCACCGTGCCGCCGCCGCCGGCCTGCGCCGAGGGCGTGATGGCCTGGTTGCCGAGGCCGTTCACCAGCAGGTTGGGCATGGTGACCAGGCCCGTGCCGAGGAAGGTCGTCGCCGGGTTGTCCGTGGCGTTCGCGATCTGGATGGCCGCCGTGTTGGCCGAACCGATCTGGACCGTGCCGTCGGTACCGCCACCGCCACCGCCGTCCGCACCGCCGGCTCCCGCGTTCAGCAGCGCGTTCCCACCGTCGCCACCCGCGGCGCCAGCCGAACCCGCACCACCGGCACCACCGGCGAGCGTGGCCGCCGCGCCGTTCGCACCCGCGATCGCGCCGCTGGCCGCACCACCAGCGCCCGCCGTCAGGCTGGCCGCACCGCCGTTGGCGGCGGCATCCGTGCCGTCGCTCGCTCCACCAGCGCCCGCCGCCATGGTGAGCGCGCCACCGGCCGCACCGGCCGTGCCGCCGCTGGCCGCCGCGCCGGCGCCCGCCGTGATCGGGATCTGCGTGCCGGCGGTCCCGCTGCCCGCGGTTTGCGCCGCCGGGGTCAGGTCGCCCTGCACCACGTCCCACCCGGTACCGTTCCACGTCAGACGCTCGCCCGGCAGGAACGACTGCCCGGTGTTGGTCTTGGTTGCGTCGTTGTCGGTAACCGCTGCGGTGGCCATGTAGGTATCACCGGTGCCGACCGCCGCGCTAGTCGGGAAGTCGCTGTTGACCGCGACCCCCCCCTTGTAGTCCATCGGCCCGGTCAACCCGATCTGCGCAGCCGTCACGCTGTGCGGATTGCTGACGTTGACCATGTGGGCGACCATCTGGCGGATTCGGTGGTAAAAGGCCATCGCGTACCCCTTTCGTCAGGATACGACCGGGCGCCGATCGGGCGCCGAGTCGATGTTGTGCCAACGGATTTTGTTGACGTGTTGCATCGCCTCTATATTGGCGCGAGCAACCAGATCGCGGAATGGCCAGCCTATATGGCTATTTGATTGTGCCATGCTCCTCGCCGGATATAATGGGGGGCAGGCGGACACACCACTGAGGATAAAAATGGCCTTCGAAAAACGACCGGTGAGGGACGAGATGATCCGATTCCTGGTGACCCCCGAGGAGCGGGAGATCATCCAAGCGGCGGCCGAACAGGACGGGATCACCGTGTCGGAATATATCCGGGCGACCCTTCAGCGTGCGATGGCGCACACCGCAAAATCAGAGCGCCGACCGAAATCTAATCGCTAGATCAGCGAGGGAATGCCCGCCACGAATCCAGGGTCAGGTAATCCGGTGATGCTTGACCCCGGAACCACCTGGGACAGGTACGTGGCCGGGCGACTGATCACCCGACAGCGGCAGTTGAAACCCACCGGTGGGTAAATTGTCTGCCAGATGGGATCGTTCGCTAGGATCATCTTGCCGTTGGCCCCAAGGTGCGTCGGGCGGGTCCGCTTGTCGGCGACAGCCCGGTACTCCCACACCGGGAATGCACGGAGCACCGTCGGCTGCGTGGCGTTGGCCACCCGGCCGCCGTTGTACGTGTTGAGCACGTTTGTTCTGAATACCGTCTCCACGTGCCCAGCCCCCAGCGTGCGCCCGTCGGCAGACGGGATCATGCCCGCCGATTTGAGGCGATCGGACATGAACTGCTGGAACGATCGGAGGTCCGCGCCGGCACCCACCTGCTTTGCGAGCTCGTCGTGGATCACGTCCAGCATCTGCTGGGCCTGCACCCCGGCCACGGTGAACGCCCGCCGCTTCAGGTCGGCGGTGAGCCGGTCGAACTGCGCCCTCGGCATCACGTCCTTGGCGCGGAACCACCGCATGGCCTCGGCGAACGGCATCAGCGAGAAGTCGCGCAGCCGGATCGGCGTGGTGCCCCGTTCGCGCGCGGCTGTGGCGAACTCCTCGTCTGCCTCCTCGGTGACGTCGGCGTTGGCGTCCAGCCAGCCGATCTCCATGGCGTGATCCAGAATGCCCAGCGCGCACGACTGCCGGGTGCGGCGCTCCAGCGGACGGGAGTAGGCGTTGAGGTCCAGATCCTCGGCCGCCCGGTTCACCGCGTTGTAGATGTCCAGCGGGCGGTCCAAGCCCTCCACCGCATCGGAGAAGGTCTCGGCCCAGCCCTTGGTCGCGCGCCACAGTTCGCGCTCGCCCCGGCGCATGATCTGTTCGGGCGATCCGAACGCGGTGCGGGGCTGTTCGTGGTCGGGACCGCAGCACACGGCGTGCGCATCGCGGTGGGCCCGAATCCGTTCGTCGGCCGCCGTGCACCGCTGGCTGGCGATGGCCATCAGGGAGGCTGCGATCTCCTCTGACTCCACCTCGGGGGGCGGCGTCAGCGCGGGCTCATCCGGGGTTGGCGCTTGCGGTGCTGCGGGTTTCGGTTGCGCGCCTTCGGCCGGTGCCTTGAGCATGGCCTCGAACTGGTAGATGGTCAGGTTACCGTTGGGATCGTCGGTGCCGTCCGGCAGTTTCAGCGGTCCCAGCCCCTGGCCGGCGCGTGCCTCGTTGACCGTCACATACTTCGAGGCGTCGGAGATGGACACCACCACACCGCTGGGCTCCTCGATTTCCTCTTTGCCAACCCCCGTGCCCGCGACCGACGGGATCGGCTGCTGCTCGCCGGCCTCGGGCGACCTTCCGTGAGGATACACCTCGACCGGACGCGGAGGCGGCGGTTGCAGGCCCAGCGGCGGGGTCGGCGGCTGGTCGATCTTGATCACCGCCTCGTCCGGTTCGGGTTGCCGGAACCCGCTCACCTCGTAGGCCTCCGCACGCGCGATGGCCAGCCCGGCGTCCTCGGCAAGCTTCAGTCGCTCGAGCTCCTTGGACCGGTCGGCGGGCTTGTCGTACCGCAGCACGAACCGCGGGGCGTAGCCCAACTCGGCGGCGGTGTAATTCACCTCGATGATCGCGTCGGTTACCTGGTCCTCGATCATCTCCGACAGCGCCCGGGCGTCCCGCTGTAGGATGCCGTACTGCTCGTCCTGCATCACCAGCGATTGCTTGGAGTTCATGCCGGCGTTGACCGGATCCGTGGTGCCGGTCTGCCCGAGCACCAGCTTGCTGATCTGGCGGTCCGCCTCGGCGATGACGTCGCTGTGCACCTGGCCCGCGTTCTGCCCCGGCTGCGTCAGGTTCAGGTGCGTGCCGCGCGGCATGCGCACCGACTGCGATCCGCCGAGCGCGTCCACGGCCTCGTCCGCCGCCAGCAGGTCGTCGATGCTCGCGGTGCTCTCTTCTTCCACCTCCACCACGCGGAACGGCTTGCCGAACAGCTCCATCAGGATCATGCGCTCGCGCTGACCGAACCTCTTGAAGAACGACCAGATCATGCATCTCGGCCCCAGCCCGTCGCGCTCCTGGTAGTCGCAGAACAGGTGCGGGGTCCACTGCACGTACTTGCGCCACAGACGATCCCGCACCAGATCCTTCGCCGCCAGCGATTGCCCAACCTCGGGGAACCGCCCGGCCACCGTGTAGTCGTCGTCGGTAACCCGCAGCTCCCGGTAGGGGCCGTAGTGGATGCGCCGAGGGTGGATCCAATCCATCCGCCCCAGCAGCATGGTGACGGGCTTGATCTTCTTTCCCTCCACCGGGCGCACCGTGGGGATCCACTGCATCTCCATCACCGCGCGGTTGTCGAACATGCCCCACGCCATGCGCGCCAGGGCCTCGCGGAAATTCGCCAGGTTGGCCAGTTGCTCCCGGGCGATCAGCGCGTAGGTGAACGCCTTGGCCTTGTCGATGCCGTAGCCCTCGGCCGGGTGCACCTCGTAGGGGAGCGACGCCGCGGCGCCGAACCGCTTCTGCAACACCGCCGCCAGGTGCGGGTCGGTGTCCACCGTCTCCCGGCAGATGTCGGTCATGGTCCGCATCACGCCCAGGTAGGATTGCCGCAGCGCCAACTCGATCACGTCCATGTTCACGGCGCGGCCGAACCGCTGCCGCGTGGCGAGCTGGGCGTTCTGCTGGGCCAAACGCGGGTTGCGCAGGGTGGATACCGGCGGGACGGGGGGCACCCGCTCGGGCGGGTTGGCCTGGGCCACGACCAGCGCGGAATCACGGGGGGTGTAGCGCGGCATCGGCGATCTCCTGTCCGCTAATCCTTCAACGCCCCCATCATCGCACCGCGCAGCCGATCGCGCAAGGTTCGCCGCGTGGCCGGGCGCTGGGCCACCGCCTGGCCGAGGTGCCGCGTTCCCTCGGCACGCGCCTTCCCTGCTGCGGCGGTCAACTGGCCGAGGATCTCCTTGACCTGCGCTGCCCACTGCACCAACCCGTCTAGGTTCGCCTGCACCTGTGGATTGCGCTCGGCCTCCGATTGGCAGGCCTCGACCCACTGATCGATCCACGCCGACAACTGCTGGACGCTGGACGCCATCCCGTCCGCCCGCCCCGCGTGCAGGCCCGCCATGTAAAGCAGGTAGTCGCGGCCCTTCAACGTCAGCGTCTGCACCTCGGGGGTGGGTTTGTCCACGATCTCCTCCTGATCAGTAGGTGGACCAGTCGCGGGCGGCGAACCGGCGCTTGCCGGCGGTCGGCCTGGGATCCGTGCGGTGTACCCGGCGGGCACCCTCTCGGGCCAGCCACGAGCTCATAAGGTAGTCCCCGGTGTGATGGTGCGGCTGGTAGAACAGGCAATCGTCGATCCATGCCTGGACCTCCGAATGACAGCGCCCGGAATTGTCGCAGGGGATGATCCACATGCCCTGCTCGATCTCGGTGAACACCGACTCCACGCCGAACTCCTGGCTCTGCTTGTTGGCCCGGGTGGTGGTGTGCGCCTGGATCGTGAGGCCCTTGCGCGCCTGCTGGGCGAACTGTCGCAGGTAGGCCTGCGCCTGATTGGTCTCTACTCGCACGATGGAGCCAAACGCCTCGGCGATGCGCACCAGCCGGCGCACGATCTCCGGGCCTTCCCATCGCCCGCTTTCGATGTGCAGGATCTTCTTGCGCTGGTCCGGTCGCAGCTCGAGCGTGAAGAACACGGTCTTGTCGTTGGCGCGCCCCTGGCCGATGCCCAGGTCCAGCCCGGTGTACGTGGGGTTGGGGCCGCGATATTCGCTGACCAGCGTCTGCCCCATGCCGTCCACCTTGCACTTCTCAATCCACCCGCGCTGGCATTTGCTGTCCTCGAGGGACATCGGTTCGCAGAGCAGCAGGCGCGCGAATTCGTGCGGGGTGTACTCCTCCCGCAGCGCGTCGACCCGGGCCCGGGGATAGATTTCGGGCCAGAGCGTGGTGACCTCCTCGGGGTCGGGGTCGTGCGCGCGCAGGCGATACCAATCGTGCAGCTTGCCGGTCCGGGTGCGCGCGGGCCGGAGGTGCGCGTCCAGCGCCTGCCGCAACCAGACCGCGTTGGCGTTCGAGGTGCGCACGAACCCGTAGATGTCCATGGTCAGCGTCGGCCAGCCGCGGGACTCCAACTCGTAGGTCAGATCCTCACGGTTCCACGGTGTGTTGGTCACCACGCAGCGCGACTTGTGCACGTCCAGCCGGGACAGGAACCGGGACTCGAACTGCTCGCGGAGCGCCGTGCGCTGCTCAGGGGTCGCGGAGTTCTGGTTGTTGATCAGGTCGTCGCAGACGATGTTAGTGATCCGCGCACCCTCGATCGTGGTCCCCACGCCAACCGCGTGCACCGATGGGTCACGGATGGCGGCGGGGCGGTCGATGGCGATCCGTTCCGTCGTCCACGCATCGCCCTCCCGAGGTGAACGGCGCAGTTTGGGGAACACCATGTGCAACGGACCGTTCAGCGAATCCTCGGTGATGTAGTCCTTGATCATGCCCAGGATCTTCTTGGCCTGCGCCTGGGTGTTGGACACGATCATGTTTCGCGCGGTGGCGTCGCGGCCGAGCAGCCAGAGCAGGAACGTGGCGGCGCTGAAGGTCTTACCGCTGTAAATCGGCTGGCGGATGACGCACCGCCGGTGGGCGTACATGAACGAGTAGAGCAGCGCCTGGTGCGGGGCGGTGGTCAGCGCCTGCTGCGTCTGCTCCTCCCTGATCACCAGTTCAAAGAAGGTTGTCAGCGACTCGCGCCCCTGCGCGTAGTGGTTACGGATCGCGCGTGTGATCAGCGCGGGGTCGGCGTCCAGCCCCTCCAGCGGGTTGACCGCGGCGGCTGGATCAACGGTGCGGGGCATCGGATCTCCGGGGGGCGGTGTCAAGCATGATCCCCTTATACCCCGGGGCGGGGAGCGGGGCAACTAGGCGGCGGCGAGCATGCGCTGGATCTGGATGGCCTGGAAGGCGGTGCCGGTGCGGGTGCGGTGCCCGGCGGCGGTCAGGGCGCGGGCGATGGAGTTGGGGCAGAGGCCGTCCTCGTCGCGCAGCGCCCGGGCGGCGGCCACGGTGGCCTGCTCGTCGGCGTCGGGGGTCAGGGTGCCGTCCTCGGTGCGCCGGTATCCGTAGGGGGCGTGGCCGCCCGTGTAGCGCCCCTGCGCGCGCAGGTGCTGCATCGCTGCGGCGGTGCGCTCGCCGATCACCTCGCGCTCCCACTGCGACACGGAGGCCATGATGTGGAGCACCAGCCGGCCGACCGCCGAGCGCGTGTCGAACTGCTCGGACACCGACACCAGCGACCAGCGATCACCGGAGAAGTAGGTTTCCAGCAGGTGGCCGAGGTCGCGCACCGACCGCGTGAGCCGGTCCAGTTTCACCACCAGCAGGGCCTCGGCCTCGCCGTCCTTCAAGGCTGCCAGGGCGCGCTGCAACGCGGGGCGGTCCAGCGTCTTGGCCGATGCCCCGGCGTCCTCCTCGATGCACACGATCTCCAGGTCGTAGAGCTCGGCGTAGGCTTCGACCTTGGCGCGCTGGGCGTCCAGGGAGATGCCGTGCTCGGATTGCTTGTCGGTGCTTACTCGGATGTAGGCGATCGTGCGGGTCATCGGGATCCCTCCTCTGCTAGTTTGCGGGCCGCGCGCTCCAGTTCCGTCGCTCGGCGTACGAGGTCCGCCGCGTCCCGGTCCAACCGGCGGCGCCGGCCCTCGGCCATGCGCGCCTGCCACCGGGCGGCGGCGGGGCGCTTGGCGGCAACCTCCATCGTTAGAACGTCCCTTCTTCGATCGGCTCCCCGTCGTGGCGCAGCACACTGTACTTGCAGGTGCCGGCGTAGTCCCGCACGTAGGGCCACGCATCGATGGCGGCGGCGTGGAAGTCGTCGCAGTCGTCGTGCACATCCACCTCGTAGTCGGTCGTGCCGTTGGTCATCGCCAGCGTGCAGACCTCGGTGAGCCCCGCGATGAACTCGCGGCGCAGGTGCGCCATGTAGTCCTCGCGGTCCATGATGTCGGGGTGCGGCGTTTCCACCTCGCCGTCCTCCCAGTCGTCGGCGTACATCTCGAACGTCGGCCGCATCTCGTCGGCCAGCGCCTCGAATGACTCCGTGTCGAACGGCCCGCAGTCCCCGTATTCATCGTTGTTGTTGTAGACTCTCATCGTACCCTCCGTGTGTTGCGTCGCGTCCATGCCCCAATATAATGCAATCGCCGTGCCGGGATCCAGCCCCGCGTTGCCCCCGTTCGCCCCCGCAATCGGCCCGATCTGGCCCGTGATTCCACCGTGCCTGCATTAGCGATGTGTTGCACTTCTGCAATGCGACATCTTTGTCATACCAGCGAAACGCCCGTAACCGTGCGGGATCCCGCCTGGATTGCCGGGAAGTTATGCTATGACATGAATGTCCGGGCATTCCTGTCACTCCGTAAGTGTGCGGAACGACGGCGCAATCGGCGCCAACGAATTACACTGCGACATCTGGATCAGGTGGAATTGCCGCTTGCAGTTCCGACCAGGTGGCACGCTCCTCGCCGCGCTCCCGCACCGGATCCTGCCCCGTGTGCTCGGCCCAGCGAGCCACGCAGACGTCGCAGTATGCGGGGTCGATCTCCATCGCGTAGCAGCGGCGCCCCAAGTTCTCGGCGGCGATCAGCGCCGTGCCAGACCCGGCAAACGGATCACAGATGATCTCCCCTTCGCGGCTACTGTTTCCCATCGCGCGTTCGTACAACCCGACGGGCTTCATCGTGGGGTGCAGTTTCGACTGATGCGGGCGGTCGATCGCCCACAGCGACGTCTCACCAGTGCCGCCATAGAACCGATGCCCGGCGCCCTCGACCCATCCGTAGATGATCGGTTCGTGCTTGTAGTTGTAATCCGCCCGACCCAGAACGTGGTTGTTCTTAGCCCAGATCAACATGTGCCGCAGCGGAAACCCAACTTGGATCAGCGTTTGCAGCAGCAGCAGCAGCAGTTCTCCACCTTGAGGTCCGGTCACGTAGTACCCGGCCCCCGGCTTGGCGAACTGACGCACCGCTCCAAATGCCTTGCGCCAGAAGGATTCCATCTCATCGGGAGATTGGTGGTCGCTCGCTATCGGTACCTGAATGCGGTTGGCCGGGGCAACCACATTCAGGTACCGATTCTTGTCCGCATAGCTCACGCCGTACGGTGGGTCGGTGACGAGCAGTTCGTATCGCTCCTGTTGGAACAGCGCGGTAAGCGATTGTGCATCGGCGCAGTCCCCGCACAGCAGCCAGTGGTCGCCGAGGGTCCACAGATCGCCCGGCTTGGTGATCGGTGTCGCTGGCGGGGCGCCGGGTGCCGTGTCTTGCCCCGGCTGCGCGGTCCGCAAAATCGCCTTGCGGTCGGAGTCGCTGTACCCGGTCAGGTCCATCTCCATCAGGCCGGTGTCTAGTTCCAGCAGCTCCTCGCGCAGCAACCCCCGGTCCACCTCCCCGAGCTCGGCGATGCGGTTGTCGGCCAGGCGGTCGGCGCGCTCGTCCTCCTCGGATGAGTAGTTTTGGTGATCGACGGGCACCTGCTGCAGCCCCAATTGTGCGGCCGCTTCACGACGCGCGTGGCCGCGCACGATGTAGCCTGACTGGTTGCTGACGGTGATGGGGTAGCGCCAGCCGTGGTGGCGGATCAGTTTGGCGAGGGCGGCGATCTGGTCGGCGGGGTGCTGCTTGGCGTTGCGGGGGTAGGGGCGCAGGTTGTCCAGGGGGACGATCGCCGTGTGGGCGCAGTGCACGGGCACGCCGTCGGCGGTTGGGATCTGCTGTTGGTCGGGGTCGCTCATCGTAGTTGCTCCTCGGCCCCCGGCACCATGCCCGGGAGCAGGAATGTGGTGATGGTCTTGCGGTGTCGGTCGTAGCAGGCGACCGCGGGCACGTCGTCTGGTGGCAGTAGTACGAGGAATCGTCCGACGCGGTTGGAGGTGTCGTCGAGGTGGCGCGCGGAGTTGGACTGGATCTGCCGGACGATGGTGTCGAGGTCGGCTGGTGTGAGGTCGAGGTCGAACCGCTCGAGTGCGCGCCGGATGGCGTGGGTCTGCTGGGCGTGGGCCTTGGGGCGGCGCTTGCGGGAGGTGCGGCTCATCGGCCCCCCCTTTTCATTTCGCTGTCGATCCGCTCGCCGATCCAGCGCATCACCGGCACGGCCATGGAGTTGCCGATGGCCATGTAGCGCGGACCGTCTGGACACTCGGATGGTGGCTTGCCGCGCCAAGGGATCTGCGTCCATCCGCTACTAACGGTCAGATCGCAGACGAATGAATTCGCGTGTTGTATTTCGGCTGGAATGAATGAACCGATGACAGTCCACACATAGGAGCACAAGATTGCCAGGTTCAAGCCTGAGTTCTGGAAACTTGACCCAACTTCCGACGTGGTGGACGTGGAATGTTGGATCAGTTGTTGTATGCACTGCGCCGCACCGCCGGCATGTTCTTCTATCTCTGGCCCATACAGATTGACAACATGATTTCCATTCTTTGCTTGTGAAAAACAGTTGTTGCTCTGATGTGATTCCGCCTTTCCATTGGGAACTGCCCTCCCCAGTTTGTGCAGCATAAGCGCAAGCGTGTGAACAAAACCGCCTGGTAGCATAAGCCGGTGACACGCGCTTTCGATGTCCACACCATTCACAGACAACGACCACTTTCCGATCCTGAGTCGCAGACGAGGCTCTGGCTCGCAATTGATCAGCGCACTGACGCCCACACGTTCTCGCTGGTCTGGATGGGGGACGACTGAATGACCGACCACAGACCTCACACTTCCGGGTGATTTTCTTGCGTCTACACGCGAGACATTGTTTGGCAACTTGGGACATCTCTGCCCCACAGCCGCATCGTTGTTTTGACGGTCTGAGCATACAACTATCGTAACAGTCCTCGCTACCTCTGGGAATCCTTGCAGCCGCTCGCACTCCACCGGCATCAGGCGTCGCACGCGCATCAAAGCACCCTGCATCTCTGGTGTTTCCGAGCCTTCGCTTATGCACGGAAAACCTTGCCCGGGTTTACCACCGCCGCACTTGAGGGAACCCATGAGAACATTGGTTTCAACCTCGCCGCGCTGATTTTCATGCACGGCAACGGGATGCACCACGGCACCGGGCCCATCGCTGCACAGCGCATCGCTCTTCCCATCGAACTTCAAGCCCACCTGATTCGACGACTCGCTGTTGCGTAGCTGGCGGGGGTTGGCGAAGAAGTCCTCGGGGCGGTCTGGGGTGGCCACCAACGTTCGCGTCGATCCCCCAGATGCTGCCCTGATATTGGCAAGATTGTCAGGATCGACCTCGGGAACGTTTCCCTCCTCTCGACCGCGCATGTTGAAGGCTATCGGTTCTTCGCTTGGTTGCAGCACGGCCGGCGGATCCCCTTTGCTTCCGCAGCGGAGAGTTGGCGACATTGTGTCTGGATCCTGTCGGGCGTTGAACGCGCAAACCTGTAGCGATTCTGCGGTGTCCACGTCGGTGCCCGGTGGTCGATCTCCACCCGTGCGATTACCACCAGCGCGCAGAGTCGGCACCAAGTTCTGGCACTCGTCCCCGCTGGGGCCGTCGGTGCCCTTTGCCCACTTGGAGGTCACGACGTCAGACAACCTTGACACGGCAACCCCGGGATCGCCTTCTTCTTCTCGATCAGCATCGCACAACATACCGGGCACACCTTCGGTAACGAGTTGTCCTGCGGCGGCTTCGTCGGCCCCGACTCGGTGGCCACCGCCCGGAGAGCATCCCGCAAGCGTGCCGGTAGTTCTCTCCCGCGCTTCTTCGCCCGACGGATGATCCCCGCGCATGCCCTCGCACTCAAGAAGTACTTCTCCGGGATCGAACCCCGCACGAGCACTTGCGACAACGAACACGCGCTTGCGTCGCTGGGCGAGTCCGAAATGTTGGGCGTCGAGGACGCGCCAGGCAATTGTTCGCGCTGGTCCAAGCACGACACCAGCGTGCGTCCATCTTTCCCCTGACGGGACGAGTGGATCATCCTCGCCGGCCAGCGCGCCCAGGAGGCATCCAAGTGGGTTGTCACCGTGGCTGAGCACACCGGGCACGTTTTCCCAGACGATGACGATGGGCGGTTGGCCTCGCCGAAGTCGAACAGCGTCGATTGCCTCGGCAAGCCGCACAAAGGACAGGGTAAGGTTTCCTCGTTCATCCTGCAGTCCCTTTCTCAGCCCCGCCACGCTGAACGACTGGCAGGGCGTCCCCCCGACCAGCACGTCGATGTCGGCGCACTCCTCGGGGTCCAGTTCGGTCATGTCCCCGAGGTTGGGGACGTCGGGGTAGTGATGGGCGAGCACGGCGCTGGGGAAGGGTTCGATCTCGCTGACCCACGCGCACTCCCAGCCCAGCGGAAGCCACGCCACACTCGCGGCCTCGATGCCCGAGCATACCGACCCGAATCTGATCATCCGATCGGGTCCGCCAGTGGGCCGCCGCAGACCAGTTCCATCGCGTGCGCCCGCACCGGCCCGTCGGTCGCGTCCGGCACGAACACCGTGGCCACCGGGCAGCCCTCGGGCGCCGCCGGGTGATGCACCAGGATCTCGAACCCCTGCCGCAGCCCGAGCCGTTCGCGCTTGATCATCATGGCGATCCCGCGCACGTTGAACCGCACCTCGTCCCGGGTGTGATCCCAGCGTTCGGTGTCGACGGTGATCGGGGTCTGCGCCTCGCGTAGCGCGTTCCACAGGCCGATCACCCGGGAGCGCACGGCGGCCAGTTGGGCCTCCCGCCGCGCGAGCTGGGCGTGCACGTCCGGGCACTGCGGCTGGTGATCGAGGTCACTGTTGGCTGGCATTGCTCACCCCTTCCCGGGCCTTGGCCCAGCGTGCGCGCAGGTCGCCCCGCGCGTCGTCCTCGCCGATACCGCTGGCGTCGATCCGCAGGTCGCAGGCGCGGCACCGCACGCGGTAGTCTACCACCTGGCCGTCGGCGCGCGTCGCTCGATCCACGGGCAGTTCGCGCCCACACCGCGGGCACGGGATCGACCGTAGCACGGCCCCCGTCCGCAGGCGCGTGTTCTCAGCGGCCAGCGCGCTCAACCTCTCCTCCAGGTCCGCGATCGTCCGCAGGTGTCGCTGCCGCTCCGTGGTCAGATGCTCGACCAGCGCCCGGTGTCGGTCCGGGGCGCGGGCCTCCGTGATCGTCGCTGCCGTGTTCATGACCGCCTCCATTCCATACGCGCGGGGCCAGGTCTCCGTCTAATATCCGCCGCAGCAATTCGGACACCGGGATCTCCCGCTGCTGTGCCGCACGATATAGACCTTGATACTGCGAATCCGTGACCGTGACGGCAAATCGTTTCATGATTAGATTCTACTCCCCGATCGTGTGATGGTCAATGTTGATCGCATCTGATCTGTTTGCGCCCCATCCGGTGGTCACACCGGAGCCAGCCCCCACCCGTATCCGCATCCACGGGTGCGCCCCGGGCAGTCGCCGCGCCCCGGCCTCGGCAACGTCCCGCGCCGACCGCCCTCCGAAATCCAGTTCGCCGGTGTCGGCCAGCGGGTGATCGCCAAGCGCACCCCGCACGGCATCCATCACGAGAACCGCGGCGGCTGCCGCCCGTATCTCCTCGACCCCCCGCCGCCGGCGCCACCCCGCCTCCAGCCGCACGTCACGCGCCACCCAGTCCGCGCAGTCGACGTTGACCGCCCGGGCCGGTACGGATACCGACACGGGGCACCACGGGGATACAGGGTCCGGCAGCCCTAACTCAACCTGCGTCCCGAGCACCCGATGGCTGCGACACCACGGACGCAACGGGCACCGCGGGCACTCCACGCGCTCGGGCCTACACCTGATCGCCCCCATGTCCATCACGGCACTGGCCACCTCATAGGCTGGCGGGCGTCCGGTCACCGACCCGAAGGTGTCGGCGGCGCGTAGCAGTTCGTTCGTCCACCGGCCCGGGTCTGCATCGCGCGCCGCCCGACTGGCCACACGATCGATGTTGCTGTCGATGGGGACAGCATGCGACCCGTGCAGCAGCGCCACCATCGCCGCCGCGTACGGCCCCAGCCCCTTGGTCGCCACCATCGCCTGCGGCCAGAGCACGGTGATCCCCTCGTCGGTGGCCTCGGCGATCCCGTCCACCGCCTGCCGCTTCTGCTTCCCTAGTCCCATCGGTGTCAGCCTGCGGTCGCGCTCCTCGCCGGGGAGCTCGAGCCAGTCGGTCCCCGTCCGCACGCCGTCGAAGATCACCTCGTACCGATCAGCGACCGACCGCGCCCGTGTCTGCGCCAGTAGCCCCTCGACCATCGCCACGCGCACCAGCGGCTCGCCAGGGCGCCTCCACGGTAGACGTCGGTCCTCGCAATGCTGCGCGTAGTACCGGAGCAGAGCTGCCGCGTGTGGTGTCATCGCAGGGGAGGGTGCCCGACCGGCGGCAGGGAGGGACCAACCGCCGGCCGGGCGATGCAGGGTCGAGACGCTGTCGTTACGCTGTCCATATCCTACTCGTCGTCGGTGCCGGAAGCAACACCGTTGCCCCGTGTCCCGTTGATGTCGGTCCAGGCGAGGGCCACGGCCAGCGCGCTGAAAGCGTGCCCCTTGACGCCGTACAGCGGGCCAGGGTTGGCCTTCACGCCGATCTCGGGGGTCTTGCCGCCGCCCGTCGCCGGGAACCGCTCGAGCAGGGCCGCGCGGATGTGCTTGTCCTTCACGCCCACCTGGGCGCCGGTCCGGGGATCGCGGTAGGTGGACCCGCCGCAGATCACGGTCTTGATGTCGCGGCGGTTGAGGTAGGAGAACGGGCGCTCGTAGTGTTCGCCTCCCGAGTGCGCCCAGGCGTAGTCGAACCGCCCCATCCACTTGACCGTCTCAAACGTCGACTTGCCGACCGCCATGCCGTAGCTCACGATGTCCTCGATCACCAGGTGGTCCGCCGTGTATGGGCCGGGGCCAGCCGTCTCCAGTTCGCCGATCAATTCACCGTTGTCCATCTCGCAAGCGAGCTCGACGGCGTGCTCGTCGCTGTCGTAGATCACGACGCCGCTGGACTCGGGCCCGGGGTCGATGGCTAGGATCCGCATCGGCTACTCCTTATCTATCTGCGCCGCCGCATCTTCGATCTGGGTGATCGCGCGGTCCAGTTGTTTGCGGCTGCGCTGCAACTGACGCGCCAACCCGGTCAACTGTCCTGCCTGCACGGTGTGCCCGCGCAACGCTTCTCGCAGTTGGTTCTTCGCCCCCCACGTCCCGAGGTCCACGCCCAGCACCTCCTTCACCGCCTCGTACGCCTTTCGGTAGTGCTGCACCTCGGGGTCGGTCGCCAGCACCTTCTGGGTGACCTGGGCTCTGATGGCCTCGGCCTGGGCATCGCTGCCAACCTTGCCGAACCGCGCGTTGACCAACCGCTGGATCTGGGTTTCCGTCAGGTCGCGGCCCGCTACACGCCAGAACATCCTCGGCCACTTCGTGTCGCGGTGGTAGTAGCTGCGCTCCGGGTCCGCGCTGTACATTTCCTCGTGTTTGCGCAGCAACCGCAGCACCAGCGGCCATGCCCACTGCGGACGCTCCCGCTGCTTCGGCTGCTTGGTGATGCTGACCGTGCCGTTGGCGCGCACCTCAAGCAAGCCCCACCCCTCGGGCACCTCGTCCTTCTCCACCAGTCCCTGCGGCACCGCGAACAGACACTCGCCAGCCAGCCGCTCGCATGCCAGCCTCTTGCTCGGGTCTTCGATCTCGCGAGCAAAATCCTTGCGGTCGACCTTGACCTCGTAGGCCACCACCCGCCCGTGCGATGGCCACCGGTGCACGGCCACCACATCAACCCGGCGATCGCGTCGGCGGTGCCCCGTCTGGTCGCGTTCGCTGACCACCGGCACCGTGAACTCCGGGATCGTGATCCACTGGTCAGGTGGGTGCTTGGCACGAACCGCTCCGAGCACTGCGCTCGTGCGCTGATGTGGTGCCAGTTCTGCCCACCAGTCCGCCATCGTCTACTCCTCCGCTCTCCCCCACCCCTTGGGGTGCGGGCAGTCCAGAAACCCGTCGGTGCACCAGTCGCGCCCGACGTTGGTCAGGAACCGCGCCAGCGCCGGCCCCGGCCAGACCACCGCCATGTACTCGCGCATGTCCCGGGTCGCCGTCGATTTGGTGCTGGCCACGAACCCGGGACGCGGGCGGATCGTCCGCTTGGCGATCGGCCGGTAGCGCGCCCAGAAGTCCACCCGGGATCGCGCCCCGTTGAACCCGGTCTGGAGCAGCATCACGATCAGGCCCCAATGGTTGACCACCGCGTGCGCCCGCTCGACGAACTCCTGCGCCAGACTGTAGGGCGGGTTGGTGATCACCAGGTCGAACGGGTGCGTCGAACCGAACTGGTTGGGGTTGGTGAAATCGCAGTTGGGGTGCCACCCGAACTCCGGGTCCGGGCGCGGGTAGTCGCCCAACTCCACCCCCACGCAGTCCGCGATCGGCCCGATCAACTGGTCCGCCGCGCGCAGGAACGGGGCGTGCTTGCCAGCGCCTGGTTCGAGGATGGTCACCCCGTGCTCCCTCGTCGGCGGCCACATCGACAGCGCCCACCGGGTGATCTCCGTGGCGAGCAAAGGCGGCGTGGGGTACTCGTCGGATGCGCGCTGTCCCATGACTACTCCTTCACCTCTCCGTCCTCGATCACGACCGTCGCCCCCTCGCCGTCCGACACCCGCTCGATCCACACCTGGGCGCCGTGCGCCTGCGCCTGCTCGGAGATGGCCCGCAGGTTGTCCGCGTCCAGCAGCGACCCGTCGCGGATCAGCAGCACTCTCAGGTCGGGGTTGGCCGCCAGCCCCATCGCCACCGACACCCGGATCTGCTCGGCCTGCGAGCACTGGTCGAACGGCACGCCGCCGAACGTGACCACTCCCTCGGCGTCCAGGGCGAGCCCGTCGATCGGCATCGTGGCCTCGGCGATGGCCGCCTCGCGCTGTCGGTCGCAGTCCTCGATCTGCGTGGTCAAGGCCAGCACTTCGGTGTTGTGCTTGCCGACGGCGAGCTCCAGGGCGTCGCGTTCTGCGTTGGCGCGCACCTGGCTGTTGATCTCGCTGACGTCGACCAACCGCTGGCGGGCCGCTGCCACGTCGACATCCTGCAGCGCGTCCACGTCGACCTTCAACTCGCGCCCCCGCTGGTTGAGGGATTCCAGCGCCGCGCGGTGCTCGGCGACCTGCTGCTCCAGCCGCTCCAGGGCGGCAGCGCGCTGGTCGTACTCCGCGCGCAGTTCCTCGAGCGCCTTGCGCTTGGCGGCGTTCGCCTTGTTGGCGCGCTCGGCCTCGTCGATCTCTGCCATCAGGTCGGCGGCGTTGACCTCAGCGTCGGGGGCGTCGGGGTAGTGGGGCAGTTTGTCCAGGCGCGCCCGTGCGGCCTTGAGTTCCCGGTTGACCTCGGTGCGGGTGTTGTATGCCGCCTCGCGGTCGGCGTCGATCTGGGCGGTGTCCAGGCCCGCCAGTTGGCGCAGGCGCTCGGCCTGGGCGCGGCGGTCCAGCCGGGTGAAGGCCAAGGGGTCGAACGACAGCTCGCCGGTCAGTTGGTCCAGCACCGTCTGGGGCTTGGGCACCGTGACCCCGGGCTTGCGGCTGATCGTCAACTGGCCGCCCCCGGCGGCGGTGATGGTGCGCTTGATGATCAGTGCCTCGGTTTCGATTTCGATCACCGCCTTGTCGGCGCCGTCGCGCACCGGCCGGTCGGGGATTGCTCGCTTGCCAGCCAGGGCGTACATCACCGAATCGAGCACCGAGCTCTTGCCCTGGGCGTTCCTGCCGGCCACGACCACCAGGGCGCCGGTCGGGGTCACGCGCACGGCCTTCAGCCGCTTCACGTTCGCGGCCTCCAGGCGCACGATGGTCTGGGGGTCATCAACGACACGAGGCATGGGGATCTCCTTTCAGCCCGGGGTCGTCCGGGCAATCGTCGCGTTGCAATGTGCGGGCCACCAACTCCCGCTTGTATTTGATCATCAGGTCCAGGGCGTCCGCCAGGAAGGCTGCCAGGGTTTCGAAGTCACCGTCCCGCCGCATGGCGATCTCCTTGCGGGCGCGCGTGTGGCAAGGCAGGCAGACCCGGGCCACGCGCTCGTCGTCGCCCTTGCTCCCCATGCCGCCGCTGCCGAAGTGGTGCAGTTGCTCCCACCGCCGCTGACGGCACAGGCAGCACTGGCCGGGTTGCCGATGCGCCCACGCGAGGAACTCGGGATCCTTGACCCGGGGATGGCGGGGGCCGAGCGCCATCAGAACGGCTCCGGGGCGGTGTTGTCCAGCGCGTTCATCTGCTGGTCCACCCGGATCTGTACTTCGGGTGGCAGCGTCCACAACCCCTGCTTGCCGCCGCACACCACCGGCTCGGGCAGGATGTCGGTCGGGCCGAGCACCCAGTGCACCTCACCGGGGGCCGCCCACGGGGACCAGGACTCCCGGGTCACGTCGGCGAGGGTGGCAACCGCGACGATCGCGCTGCGCACGACGGTGCTGCCGTCGCACACCAGATCGCCGCCCTCCATCGGCACCACGAACCCCTCGCCGTCTTTCGCAAACTCGCCGACCATCGGCAACAGGTACCCCGCACGCTCGGCCATGAACCGCAGATCATCGAACGCCTTTCGCCGCACCTCGATCCCGGGCCGGCCGCCGATCGTCTTGCCCGCGTGGATGGCGAACCGATCGCCGATCTGCAACCCGCGCCGACGCGGATCCCATCGACGGTTCTCCACATTCTTGCCGAGGTGCACGATCGCCCAGCACCACTCGGGCCAGATGGTCAGCGCCTTCATCGGTCGTCTACTCCGCGCACGTAGTGGTTGGCTGATTCTGCCCGCTCCCGCCACCGAAGCGCGTCACGATTGGCTGCTTTCAACTCACCATCCAGCCGGCAGCATTCGGCCTCTAGGTGGTTGATCTTGCTGACGTCCGGAGTGAACATTTTGATGCGCCGTTCTAGTTCGACAACCTTGTTGGACAGCCCCACATCGCTATCTTCCAGTTGTCGAATCCTTGCACGCATTCGCACCAGCGGTTCAATCCCGTTGAGCACGGGGCACATGCGACACCAGTCGTCGGTGTCGGCATCGCACTCGTCGCACGGATCCGAGCGGCGTTGCACAGCCTGTAGTTTTCGCACCTCTTGCCGCAGATCGTCGATGGTCGCCACGAGCGCCAGTTCGGCCCGACTGGCCGGGTGCCGCCGGACCTCCTCCACCCCGCCGGGAGTGAGCGGTTCCACCGAAATGTGATCAGACATCGTACACCTCCACAATCTCCGTCTCCTCCATGTGCAGCACCGTCCGGTACGCCGCTGCCACCATCCTCATCTTGTCCGCCAGATCCGAGAGGCTAATCGTGTCGGCGCACGCCTCGAACCGCTCGGCGGTTTCGCGCAGATACGCCCGAAACTTCGCCTGCTCGTACGCCGTGAGTTGAACAGACATCGCATTTCTCGACACGTCGCTCATCGCCGCGCCCCCAGGTAGTTGACCCACGCCAGCGCCTCCTGCAACTGCTCGAACAGCCCCTGCATGCCCAGCGGGCAGAGCGTCCGCCCGGGGATGTGCTCGCTGCGATCCTCCTCGTCCTCGTCCGTCGGGTCCACCAGGCAGATTCCTCGGAACCGGCTGACGGGTTCGTAGGCCGGGCACGGTTCGCCGCCGCAGACGCACAGCCCTCTCGCCCGGTGATGCCAGCCGTAGGACGGGATCGCCCGCTTGCCGTTGCCGCAGTCCAGCGTGCCCAGCGTGCCGGATCCGATCGGCGGGGGTTCGTCGCCCCGCACCGGCCGGGTATCGTCCTTCGCCCGAGATCGGGCCCGCTCCACCGCCTCGCGCGTGTTCATCGCTCCTCCAAGTCGTAGGCCCAGACCCACGGGTTCGCCGCCCACGGGAACCCGCGATCGGCGTTCAGGGCGTCCCAGCCCCGCTCGTACCATCCCCGGGGGTTGGGGTAGTCCGACAGCCACCGGTCCGGGCAGCCCTCGGCTACCGCGTCCTCGGCGCTGATCTGCTGCACCCGCTGCACGCGCACCCGGGCCACCGTGCGCTCGATGCGGGACCACCTGCGCTTCATGTAGATCGGCGACATCCACCGGACCGCCTCGTGGGTGTAGCGCAGGTACACCGCGCTCTCGTCGGTGCGGTAGACGATCACCTGGTGCGGTTCGCGTCCAAACCCCTGCGGCTCCTCGGTCACCGCAAACCCCTCGCGCATCCACACCAGATCGCCGGCTGCGACCACGGGCGTGATGCGGTGCATGGCGCCCGGCTCGTAGGGACTGCGATCCAGTTCGGCTGCAATCAGCGCCGGCCCCTGCTCCCGGTCCGGGGTGGCCGTGTCCAGGTCCAGAATATCCCACAGGCGCCGTAGGTACTTCCCGCCCTTGCCGTCCACCCGGCTGTTCCCCGGGGCGACCACGCGCCGGGTCTGCGACTTGCGCCCGGCCTGGAACGCGCGGATCGAGTCGGCGCCAAAGATCATGCCCCGGGCGGTCATGCGGGCACCCCCGCGCGCTCGAGCAGGTCGGCCTTCACCACCACCAGCTTGCCCTCGCCGCGCAGCAGCGTCCGCACGCGCCGGTAGTACGCGGGCCAGTCGATGTCGTTCGCGCGCTTGTCGTAGTTCCACGCGCCCAGCTTGTAGGTGTCCACGTACGGCAGCGACGCCAGGATCATCGCCACGGACTGCCCGGGGGCGATCACCGGCTCGATGCTGGCCCAGGTCGGGATGCCCCGGGCGTGCGCCTGCTTCAACACATCGATCCTATCGGACGGCATCGCCGCCCCTGGTTCCCACTCCCGCGAGTCCGCCTCGGAGGCGAAGGTCAGCGTGCAGCCGAAGGCGTCGTGCTCGTCGAGCAGGTCCAGATCGCGCGTCGCCCGCAGTCCGCCCTTGGTCAGGATCGACACCCGCTGCCCGTGGTGCTTCAGGATGCGGACCGCCTGGCGCGTCAATGAGTGCTCGGTGCCGTACCGCTCGCCGAGTAGCGCGTCCATCAGCATGTAGGGGTCGTGCGTGAAGCTCAACAACACGGGCCGCGTGTTCCCCGCCTCCTCCAAGTCGATCGCGTCCAGGGTCAATCTGGAGATCAACCCGGGGCGCTGTGCGGGCACCACAAACTCCTCGCGCTTCATCTTCAAGACGTTGGGCGAGTAGCAGTAGGCACAGCGATGATCGCACCCCCGGTACAGCGACACCGCCAGTTCGGCGTACTCGCGCGCCCGGCCCTTGGGTTCGTAGATCACCCGCAGCTTCATCGCTCGCCCCCCCCCGGCACCGGCCGGTCGGGGTACACCTCCGACCACTGGCGCCAGCCAGTATCGTTCTTCCCCTCGCGGTATCCGAGCAAAGGGTTCCAGTCGTGTTCGCCTGGGTTTATTTCGTCCGGCACGTCAACCTTGATCACGCCGACCGTCGCCGCAATCTCGCGCCCGAGAAACGTATTCTCGCCGACAGCCGTGACCAAAACAACACTGCGCCGGAGACATCCGGTTCCGAATGGGTAGTGAGTGTTGACAAGAACGTCCCCGGACCGCACCACCGTACCGTTCGGCAGGGTCAGCGTGCGGTCGCCCAATCTGACAACGTAGAACGGCTCCGGGTCTCGCAGCCACTTCTCGAAGTGCTCGCGCAGTCGCTCTAGCTGGTCTGCGTCGAGAGTCCCGCTGTCGACTACCACCCGCATAGCGTTCGCCCAATCGTGCCCCCGTGTCAGGTATGCGATCTCCTCCCGCAGCCGCCGCACCTCGGCGATCAGCGCGCGTGCGTTCCTGGCTTCGACAGGGCCGTCGCTGTCCGCCCAGTTCTCTGCCGAGTATGCACGCTCCAGCCGCGCCAGTTCCGCGTCCGTCATCGGCTTGTGCTCGGTTGTGCCGTCATCCCTAGTCATCGGGATTCCTCCTTGATCTCAATCGGTGGCAGCAAGTGCGCCCCGGGGTGGTAGTGGGGATCGCGCGTGTAGCGCGCACACCCCGCGCGGTACTGCTCGGTGGTCAGCGTGACGACGATCCCCCCGGCCTCCCGGCAGTTGTGGTGCGTCCCATCGTCGGCCGCCGCCGCCCCGTAGTAGCAGCACCCCTCGCACCCGATCATCGCGCGCCCGGCATCGGGCACCAGCACCACGATTTCCCGCTCATGGCGCCGGTCGAAGTAGGCCACGATGTGATCGCGCGGGATGCGCCGCTCCACCACCCGACGCCCGTGGCGCTCGGCGAATAGCGCGGCCACCGTGCGGTCCAGCGTCCACGAGATCACCGCGTCCAGATCCTCGCCGTCCCGCGTCGCCCGGTAGGCCACCACCACCGGGGGCAGGTCGCGCCACACCCGGCGGTCCTTTTTCTTCATCAGCTTCCAGCGACCGCGCCGGTTGACCTCGAACAGCGGGCGCCACCGATCGAGTTCCAGCACGCGCCCCGCCTTGATCCACGCCGTCCCGAGCAACTGCCAGTAGATCGCGTCGTCGTGCACGGTGGGCAGCAGCCGCAGGGCAGCCGCCCGGAACGCGGGTAGGTGGTGTTCGTGCCGAATCAGCTCGTAAGCGATCGCGCTGTCGTGTTGGTTGGTCACTTCGCCCCCCGCCTCCGCTCGAACCACCGCACGATCTGCTTGCTCTCGTGCTTGGTCATCCCGCCGTGCTCGATGGTGATCCGCTTCGACTCCAGGTGCTTCCGCACCACGCGCAGGTCCGCCGCCCGCAATCCGTACGCGCGCAGGCCCTCGGCGAGCTCGGCCGGCGTCCACAGGATGCGCCCGGCCAGCGCCTGGCTCACCTCCATGTTGACCTCGAGCGCCTCGGCCTCGATCCGCGCCCGCTTGGCCCGGTCCAGGTAGCCGGTCAAAAACCCGTCGGGATCCTTCCTCCACTGGCGAACGTGGTGCATCTCGTGGCCCACCGTGCAGATGTGCCCGATCAACTGCAACCGCGTGCCCTTGTCCGCCAACCGGAACGGCAGGTAGACGGTGGGCTTGGTGACCAGCAGCGGTGGCACCAGCGTCGTGGCGTAGGCCTCCATGAACCGGTCGGCGGCGCCGATCTTCAGCGCCTTGAGGAACGCCTGCACCGCGCGCATCTGCGCCGCGTCCCGCTTGCGCACGATCCGGGCGTGATGGTTGCGGGCCAGGTACCGGGCCACCCCCTTCACCTCGGCCGGCGTGATCGCGTAGTTGGTCATGACGCACCCCCGTCCGCCGCGCCGCCGAAAAATTGCTCGTATTCCTTGTTCCCGTACTGTCCCTGTGTAGCCTCGATCACTTCGCGCACCGTGTACTTGCTTTTCAGTTTGCCGTGCGTCTGCACGAAATTACGCACCCCAGCCTCACACGCCCCGGTGATCACCCGGTAGCTTTCGATGGCCTCGCGCGCCGTGATCTCCCGGTCCAGTGCCCACCCCTCGTAGGCGCTCTTGTCGCGCTCGCCAATCTTATACAGCAGCGACTCGCGCGCCTCTTTGATCGTGTCGCCGTGTGAATAGGTGCCGTCGGCCTCAATGCAGTAGGTTGCCTTCGACTGGCCCACGGTGACGACCTTGTGGATTTTCACCCCGCCCTTCGACACCTTCGTCGCAACGATCCTGGACAGAATGTCGTCGGCAAACAAATATCCCTGACGCCGGAATGCCTCTGTTACCTGCCTTTTAGCGAACCGATTGCCAACTCCCGATTGCACATTCACCGGCAGCGACACGTCCGACGCACCCCGCAGGTAGAGGTAGCCCCCCACGGTGGCCAGCACCGGCATCGACACGTCCGACGCACCCTCCAGGTAGAGGGAGCCGCCCACGGTGGCCAGCACCGGCATCGACACGTCCGACGCACCCCGCAGGTCGAGGGAGCCGCCCACGGTGGCCA